GTCCATAGAGGCATTACCACTAGAACCGCTTATTGCCCACATCTCATTACCTGATACGGTCATACGAATAAGATCAGAATTATCAGAGGTTTGTACATGTAGAGGTGCAGTTGGTGTATTAATACCGATACCTACTTTACCATCGTTTAATATTGTAACTTTTTGATTCCAAGAAATATTGTTACCAGCTGTATCAGACCCCGCTGTATAGAAACGAAATCCGCCACTAGATTGTGTAAACAAAGTAGCAAAATTAGTAGTTATATATTTCCAAGCACTATCAAAAGTAGCATTCGATGCAATGTTTGCTTGGTGAGTAGTCCAATTTAAAGTTGATGCACCCTTTAGTGTTAAATTACCATTATCACTTGACGCAGGAGGTGCGCCATCTAATGAAACATTTTCGTTAGTATCAATATGAATAGTTGTTGCATCAGCATTGTCATCAATACCTTTTGATGTAAAGGCACCACCAAAAGTTACATCTCCAGTAAATGTACCGCCTGTTGTTGGCATAACTCCTGAATATGCTACATCTTCGAATGCAAGAATATTTACTTCTGCACCTACTGTTGCTCCAGATGCAAGAACAACTGAAGTACCATTAGTTGCAGTATATTCAGATACACTTTCTAAAATTATACCGTTATATGTTACGATAATTGAGTTAGGATCATATGCTAATGTTGCACCATTTCCATCAGCTCCAGTAAATGTAGTTTGATTGGCCGTGGCAGTATATTTAAATACTGTCATCTTATTATTAACGGCTCTTGCTAAATCTCTTGCTCTAGTCATCCCTTATCCTAACTTGGCTTAGTAGGCCATACCACATCTGCTGTTGATGATGCAGTAGTAATATCTCTTAAAGCCTGTCTATAAGTTGCCCAAGGGTCTTTTATACTTGATGGTACATCAGCTCCTTGTGTCCAATCAGACTCAACAAGTAATCTGTTTCTATGCTTTCTCATTTGCGCCCAAGTTTCTAGTTCTTTGTTTTCGGTTATCATAGCATTAGTGATTACATCACTACCTATTATTTGCTGCACAGTTTTTCCAAAATCTTCATGATCTTCTGGCACTGGTACTTGCAATGATGGATCATAATCATATATGACACCATCAATAACTATGGGGTGAGAAGACCAAGTTGGACTGTATTCAAAAACGTCTGACATTTTTAATCCTTAAAATAATGCAAATGAATTTGCTCCACTCATATTATTCACATTAGTATAATATTCACTATGTGCAACATAAGCAGTAACATAAAATTGAGTATAAGCTGGTACATATATTTGAACATCTACATAATTAGCAACAGCATCTCCGGGCGAAGACGAACCTCCGCTATTATCTAAAGAAAGCCTACCAGAACTGCTATTGATGTTTCCAGTGTGTCCTAATGAATAATTTGGGTTATAGCTAGCGTCGTTTCTACCGTAACCTGTTAACCAAAATGTGTTATCTTCTGTAGTAACATAGTATGTTTGTCGAACATCAAAACGTACACTACCAGATCCCCAATAATGTCTTTTAAATCTCAAAACATCTTGAGTAGATGCACTTGATCCTGTACTAAACCTTTTTCGACATTGATACTCGTAAGTACCGCCTGTTAAATCATAAGCATTTACCGTCCAACCGTTTACGTTTTGATAGTATATATGATCTCTGTCACTTGTAATTCTAGATGCAATAACAGGCCCACTTCCTGGTCCTATACCAGCGTGTTTAGTATAAAAATCTAATCTACCAGGAGCACTACTACCACTATGAGCTCCGTCTGCTACGCCTTCAATTTTAGCATCTGCGGCAGCATTTGTATTACCACTAGCATATCCTTTAAATCCTATTGCACCCATTTTTTGGCCGCTTGTAGCCGTGCCAGTATCATATGTTGCTTGAAGTATACCCCCACCGTTGCCAACAATTGCAACTACTTTATCAACAGGAGCACCTGTTCCAATACCTACACCATTATCTGATACTCTCATACGTTCATCACTACCGGTTGCAAACCTTATGTCTTCTGCCCTAAAACCCATTGGCTTTAATGCACTTCCTGCTGTGTTTTGTGATTGAAAAGCTAAATTTCCACTACCTACTTCACCTATTTCATCGCTAATTGATAACATAGCGTCAGCACTATTTGTAAGTTTTAGATCCCCAACAACATCTAATGCAACCGCAGGAGTATCAGTACCAATACCAACATTATTTGTTGCTGCATCTACTTTTAGTGTATTAGTATCAACTGTTAAATTATTTGATAGAATAAGATTTCCATCAGAATCAGAATGTAATCTAGCTAAATCTCTTGTTAATGACATTTAAAACTCCGCATCTGCTTTCCACATCCACGCATCTCCGTTAGTGTTTAAGTGAGTTGCTGTACCTGCTGTCAAAGACTGCGTGGTAAGATAAAACTCACCACTATTTTCACTAAGTTGACTTATACCAATTGCTGTTAAAGTTCTAGAAGCATTAGTATTGTATATATTATAATTAGGTAAAGATTGAACAGTAATTGTAGGAGAAGTTCTCATTGGCTTCCACCATCTCATATTAGAGTATGCGTTTGTTGTTGTATATTGATTAAAACATATTCCATATGTTCTACCTGAACCCTGAGATGAACGCTGATAATAACGTTGACATTTTTCTAATGTGATATCATAATTTTCATGTTCGAATTCAGTCGCTGTATCTCCTAATTCTAACTGAACACCAGTGACCTGCCATGTCGCACCGTTAGTTCCAGCAAAGTTTACTTGGCTAGTGCCAGCCATTTTGAAACTTGCATCCCAAGCATTAAGAGTACTAGTTTGAAAATTTGTACCTGTTCCTAATGACCAACCTATATACATGCCAACGCCAGTTGTTTTATCCCAAGTTCCACCCTGATCTCCAGGAATTGTAACAGTTTTCTTTTCCCATGTATTAGCTGCAGATATTGTGTAAGTACTGACAAATGAGCGATTAGCCGCACTATTGAATATAAAAGTAGAAAACGTACCAGTCAGACTTGATTTTACATAAAATGAAAATGTTACCGTTTGAGCAAAACCCCAACCATAGTTTAAATGACTAATATTATAACCTTCAATAGGTTGTATAAATCTTTGATATTGAGTAGTACCTAAAGACGTATCTGTTCCAGTTACCGTTAGCTTAGCAGATCTATGGAAACCTTGAGGTGCGTCAGAAACGTGTTGACTAGTAAAAGTTGCGTCGCTATAGTCTTGTATCTTAAAACGGTCTACAACATAGTGGTCAGAAGGAGCAACCGTAACTTGAGCTTGTAAATGTCTTTGCGAAACTTGCATAGCACCATTGATAATCAGATTTCTATTACCAGCCGCTCCTGTAACAGGAGTAGCGAATCCACCAGCTGGTGGAAGATTATCTGCTAAATTTCGAGCGTTGCCCATTTTTAATTCCAGTTATTCTGCTGTTGCTATTGTAAGATTACCATCATTTACTTGTTTCATAATTTCATCATAATGTCTATTTCCAGCAACTAATGGTACATGAGATTCTTCACCATCAATAGTAGCTTTAATGCACACATTTTCATTAGAATCCATCAATGACCTCACGTATTGTGCTTCAGTTATATTCATTACTTTCTCCTAGTTTTTTATATATTTATATCCTAGCTAGGCTTAGTAGGATATTGAATGCTTTGTCTTGTCACACCATGCTTTTGTTCATAGCTCATTGAATCATATAACGTTTCATAAGATGCAGGAAAATCTCTTAGTTGTTGTCTATATGTAAGTAAAGATGCTTTACTATCGCTATCTATTGTAACATCTGGCAAGTGTATATAATCAGTATCAGATATAAGTTTATCTCTACCTTCTCGGCACCATGCCATGCAAACATCTTTCCATTGCTGATCTAATTCTTCTGCTGATAATGGATTTTGATCAGAGTCCATATTACCATCCTTGTGTACTTAATTTAGTAGCATATACTTTTGTAGTATGTGAACTACTACCGCCACTATGCCATAATTGTAATGCATGGGTATAATTATTACCACCAAATCTTTTAGTTCTCGCATATACGACATGAGCATTAGGTGCATGACCCATACTATTTAAATAAATATCACTCGCATCATTACTATTTGTGCTACCATTATACCATTGCATAATGCCTGACCATTGTTCTGAATAATAAGGAGATCCAGTTATTTGAATCGTAATTAGATATGGCCCAGTTTCTAATAAGTTACCAGTTGCTGCATATACGCTTTGAGCAGAGTTTGTCCAAGAAAAACTACCGTTGTATAGTTCTATTCCATGACCGCGCATACCATCTCGATATAAATGTACACTACCCGCCATTAGTATTCTCCATATTTTCTATTTTTTCTTTAAGTTCTTTTATTTCTTTAAGGGCATCTTGTAGCGCAGCTACAATGACCGGTGTAATTCTACCATAATCCATATTCATCATTTCATCATCATTTTCTGGTTTACTTACACTCTCAGGTATGATATCAATCATCTCTTGTGCTATGAATCCATCAACAGCTGGCAGGGCTGTATTTGATTTCCATTTATGATTAATAGGATTCATATTCATTATTTTATCAGTGGCATTTTCAATTGGTTTAATATCAGTCTTTAATCTTTCATCAGAAGTAGTACCATAAATAGTTCCACTGCCATCGGTTGCTACATGGCCTACCTGACCATTTGAGTTGTGTATATACCAGTGTAAACTATTAGAGCTTGTTGCTCTTGATGTATAGAGTGTTCCAGCATCGCTCATGTAAGCACCGCTATGTGAACCTGCATTTATGTTAGATGTACTAAAGCCACCACCATTCCAAACTGTGTTTCCAGAACCATCTATTACCATTCTAGTAGCCGCTGACCCAGAGTTGTTCCTAGTTTGAAAACCTAATCTATGTTCATTATTAGCACCAGTTCTTTGTCCGTATATAGTAACACCTTGATTACCGTTAGAACCTAAACTAATTCCAACACCTGTACTAAGAGTTGCACTATTATTTTTAAACGTATGATAAATGCCAAGATCTGCATCTTGATTAGTTGCCTCATTTCCACTTGCAGTAGAAATAGTTCCATTAACAGTTATGTTACCTGTTATAGATGTATCTCTAGCAGATATATCACCATCAGAATCAATTGTATAATTATCTGATGTTATTTGTCCGTTGCCTTTAAGTGTTAATGCCATTCTTCTTACCTAACCTAGTAAAAATGCTTGTAAATTTGTATGAGGATAACCACCGTAAATATCTGAATTTACTCGATATTCAATATAGTCACTTGCAGCCATATCAACTATATCAGCAGTTACTATAACGTGGTCAGTGTTTGAACCATTACCAAGATTAGCATAATCAGAATGATACTCCGCAATAGGATTTCCATTTTTTCTAGTTATGACATTTTGATTTGTAGCATTATCTATCCACTGATAAAACTTACCTAAAAAGATATATTTTCCTGCAACAGGAACAGTTATTCTTCCAGTTGAACTATTCCAAGTCATACCTCCAGTAGACGCTTGCAAACCAAAATGTGTCCATACCACGGGTGTTCCATGATTAGTTATCCTAGAAGGCTGATTACCATGCAATTCTATAAAAGGCTGATTAGGCATTGTTACACGACCATCACCGCTTATATTCATACGAGTTACATCTTGTGTAGCTAATTTTATATTTTTATTACCACGTTGAGTTATATAAGTATCCGTTGCATCTTCACCTATTACAACACCATTATCACCCAATGACGTGCCAGGAGCGGCAATAGATATGTAAGTTTGAGTTCCTGCTGATGCTTGAAAATCAGCTACATAACCAAAATTAGTTTGTGGATAGGCTTGTGTTATAGAGCTATTGCCGACTTGTAATCGGGTATCAGCCTTTAGTGTTCCGGTTGTCCTTGTACTACCATCACTATCCATCACCATATTATTAGTAGATGAATTTTCGTGCTTTATATTTTCTAATTTTAAAGTACTCATACAGCTATCTCCTGTAATGTAATAGTAGATAAACTATCTCCATTGAGAAGATTATAATTGTTTATCCCAATTGTCGCTGCGTCAGAGCTTCTCCAATAAAGAGTATATGTTGTCGCACTAGTTGTAGCCGGTGAATCTTCATGTTGATAAACATTACTGTGTATGCCATAATTTATTTCATCGTTAGCTGTATTATAACCAACGCTTGTGTCTAAAACAGCAATACTACTTGAACCTCTATATAGACTTAAAGGTATAAACTGCGCGCTATTGTTTTTAAACAAACCATTTACAATTAAAGTAATTAATATTTTACTATTAGAAAATTTAGGTGTTATACTAGCTGTTAAACCAGTTGCAGCAAATGAAGAAGAAGACATAGTAGTATACGTTCTATATTCAGCTCTTATCGTTTGAATGAAATGACCTGGAATATGCGTAGAATTACCTGTTACAGATAAATTACCAGTTGTTGATAGGTTACCTGTTACAGATAGATCACTACCTGTTGCGTTGGTTTCTAAATCAATGTATCCACTCGTATCGCCTTTTATTCTTATCTTAGACATTTATACTATTACCCATCTTGTTCCGGCTTGCAATGTTATTGTTTTGCCTGTATTTATAGTAACTGGCCCTGCTGCCATTGCGCTATTACCTGCTGAAAGCGTAAAATCTTCTGTTACAGTCTGACTATTAATATGAAATGGTTGTGAAGCTGTAATAGTTTTTGCTGTGATATTACCGGTAAATGTACCACCATTCGTAGCTGATACGGTATCTGCAACAGTAAGTGTATTATATGTTCGTATGAGAACTTCGTCGCCTGAATCAAATGGAACAGTAAAATTTATTTTATCTGCAGAAGGAATTGTATAATCAACAGTAGGTCGCATTGTAAGACCATTTATTGTAACTATAGTACCTAGAGCATTTACGTTTAGTATATTACCATTGTTATCACTATCTTGTATAACACTTGGTGTGCCTGTTATATTATATTTAAAATCTTGTTCAACCGCTTGACCGAATGCGACATTACCAGTATTAAATGCTGATACAACAATTGCATCACCTGAGTCAGCAGCTTCTGTAAGAGTGATTGTACTACCATTTGTTGCTGTATAATCTACGCCCGAAACTTGAATAACACCATTGATTTGTACAAGAATATTACCTGCTGTATAACTCAATATAGATGAGTTATTATCAGCACCTGTGAAAGCTGATTGTCCAGAATCTGCTGTGTAAATGAATGTATTAGATAATAGTGGGCCAACAGCAGAATCAACTATTCCAAGAATAGCTGCACTGTCGACACTAGATAAAGTCTCGATATTGACAGAAGCACTATCAATAGTAGCTTTTCTACCAAGTTGTCCTAGTTCTAATGCCTTAGTTGTTGCCATCTTTCTATCCTAATAAGTATCCGTAAAACTGTGTCCACATAGAGCTATCCCAGTACAAATAAGGTCCGGAGCTAAAAGTTATAGCGTCATTAGTAGCACATTCTATTATTATACATCCTTGAATTTGATGCCATGAAGAGTTAGGTTCGTCAGAATTATAATAAATTGCCATTCTACTACCATTTTTCATTATTTGAGCATAAGCAGAGCCAGCCTGACTGCTACCAACATCTCTTACATTCCCATGAATACCAAAAAACCATGTGCCTGAAGTTGGAACTGTATAAGTTCCGTTACTACTATTATAACCGTTTCCTACGTTATGTTGTACATTAGGTAAAACTACTGTTGTAGGACTAGAACTAGTTGCATATCCACTAGTAGATCCTGCTCTAAATGATGGCTGATTAAACTTTCTTATATAGCCATTTTCATTTATTCGCATTTGCTCTGTATATGATCCAGAAGCATTATCTGTATAAAACTCAAGTTGACCACCATGACTTGTATCTACTTGTTTAAATCTTAGACCAGCACCATAACTTTGATCAGATGCTGAATATGCCCATTTTATATCACTATAAGTCCCAGCAACATTATGACCGTTAGTAAGTAATATACCTTCGCCAGCAGCTACACTTTCATGAACATGAATTTTTTTAGCTGGAGTAGTTGTACCTATACCTACTCTATTATCAGTTTCATCGGCATGTAGAGTATTAGTATCTACTGTTAATTTATTTGCCGCTGATAAATCTTTTACTCTGGTTAAACTCATTGCGCTATCTCCATAACTGTCATACTTGTAGTAGCGCCCTGATATGACACAACCCAATTAGAACCAGTTGAACCCACATAACAATTCAAAGCTATAGCTTTAGTGCCGCTCCAAGCTGCTATTTTTCCTTCAATGGTAAGTGTATATCTATGGTCATTAAATGTTTCTGGATAACCAAAAGTACCATTTATGTTTCCTTGTTGAACACCATCTAAAAAAATTCGTGCGTTCATCCAAGTAGAAACGCCAGCACCAGTAGTCTTTCTTACATTAAAAAGACTAGAAGAAATATGAAGTAAACTATTGCTAAATTTTGGTGTAAAGTTTATTGTCAAAATGGTTGCACTTGCATTAGCAGATATAGTAGTAGCCGTGTTAGTTTCAGTTTGTGCATACTGAATAACATGACCAGGAACATGAACACCATTATTAAGTGTCTTTTCTCTAAGATTATCAACATACATAGTACTCATTGTGCTATCTCCATTAATATAAAATGGTTTTGAGTATTGTCGCCGTTAATATGGACACTATTACCATTACTAGATTTAAACTGCATTTTATATTCAGTAGCAGAAGTTGTACTAGGTTCATCGACATATACTATATGAACATTTTGATATCCATTAGCATTAGTATAATCTTGAGTTGATCCTTGATGATCACCTATTATAGTTCCCGCTCTATTGATAGCAAACATAGCAGAAGTATTAGATGATGCCTTATAAACTTCATACATATTTGCAATAACCATTATTTTACTAGAAGTTGATTTTGGAGTAATTGTCAAAGTCATATCTGTATCAACTAAAGAAGTTGATGTTGTGCTTCTACCGTTATCTGTTCTCATTGATAATACTTGAATAACATGACCCGGAATATGTACAGTATTAGCTGTTGTCTTTCCTACTAAATTATCTACTGTTAATATTGAAGCCATTATACCACCGTGAATGTTCCATTGACAACTATGCTAGCGTTGACAGTTATTGGTCCTGCAACCATAGCATTTTTATTTGCGTCTATTGTTAAATTTGCATCTATGCTGTTTGTATTTATACGCACAGGTGTACTTGTCAATCCTAGAGTAGGAGCAAGTTTTTCAGGTGATATAGAATTATCTGATACCGTAGCAACGGCGTGTGATTCACTAAGAACATTTATAAAATCTATAGTATCAGCTGAATCTAATGCTTCAGCAAATGTTATAGTAGATCCATTAACTGTATATGCTGAATTAGGATTTTGTACAACACCGTTAACGGAAACAATCATTGTCTCGGCTATAAGAGTAGTTTGATTAGCACCATTATATTGTAATGTATAAGAAGTAGAACCATCTGTAAAAATAGTATCTAATTTATATGCCTTTGCGAATTGTGGTGAATTACCTAAAGTGCTCATTGTGCTATCTCCATTAATGTAATTGTACATCCACCTGTATTATAAAAATTATAATTACCAGCCCAGGCTGAAGTAGTACCTCTATTAATATAGTAAGTTGTAGTTTCACCGCCTTGAAAACCTAATATATATGTTGTCGCGTTAGTTGTGGCAGGACTATCTAAATAATGAAATGATAATGTAGCCACATTTTCATTGCCGGTTGTTGATGCAGTACCCGTACCACCACTTGCATGAGTGTTCCCAGAACGACCAGCATCGTTACCACCAATCCATGAACTGCCTCGTTTTAAATGCCAAGAATATTCATTCGCTGTGCCAAGGCCTGAAGCTGTACCATTACAATGTACAAGTATTTTACTACTAGAAAATTTAGGTGTGATAGTAGCTTGCGCTGTAGTCATAGGTGCAAATGAACTATTATTAAAAGCTGCTGTACTAGACGTATGATACTCTCCGAATGCAACCTGAAGAACACTTCCGGCAGGCATTTCTGTACTTGTTAGTGCAGCTTGCATATTATTTGGTATTTTACTTAATGGCATTTTCTATAACTCCGCATCAAACGCTAACCAAGCGCTATATGTTCCATTGTATCCAAACATTCTTGTTCCATTGCCAGAATTATTACTTCCTGCTTGTATGGAAAGCATAGGATTCTTTGTATCATTATATCCGATACCAAGCGATGTAACAGCGTTAGTATTACTATGCTGTAATGTAATTCTAAAATCCCCAACTGCAGAATATGTAACTGTAGGACTAGTTCTCATTCTAGTTGGAAGATCTATTATAACATACCAAGCTGAGTTTGTAGCAAAGGCAGGCGCTACTCCACAATAATCTGCCAATGTATTAACATCAGTTTTACCTATTCTATAATAGTAATAATAACATCTTTGCAATTCTTCTTCATATGATCTATGCTCAAACGCTGTTGCTATTTCTCCTCTTTCAAATTGAGGTAAAGCACATTCAAGGTATTCGCCAGTAGAAAAGTCACCAGATCCACCACTCGCAAATCCTGGTTGTATTTGCATTGGAGAATTTACATTAAGAGAAGGCCCTGCAGTAAATGTATGAGTCATATAATGCCATTGCCCATCAGCTGGTACTGATTCACCTGATAAGAAACAAGAAGTAGAATCACAAAATCTTAATTGCTGTCCTGATTTATTTGTTCTAATCCATGCAGACATAGTAAACTTTTGATTTTCATATTCAGTCTTTGTTTGAACTTTTTGGTATGGATGTAAAAAACCAGCAGTACCACCAGCTACTGTTTTTAGACTCTTACATTTCACACCATTAGGAAGCGTTACATCATTAATGCTAATAGTAGCAGTTGCACCATTAGCATAACTAAGCCACCCATCTCTAATAAATGTTGCTGAAGACGCAGATGACGTAACAGTTGTTAGACCACGCTGATTTACTTCAAATGATGCGTTTCGTAACATATTTCTGTTACCAAACATAACACCACCTATTTTTGCCTCTGTTATAGCTTTAGCCGCAATTTTAGGAGTAGTTACAGCATCGCCTTGTAACATTGCTGTAGTAACACTAGTATCTGCCGGTACTGCTTTTGTAAATGATCGACTCTGATAAATTACGTAAAAACTATCTGTATTGGCAATAGCCCCAGACATGACAATATTTTGACCAGAAAGCGTATATGCAGTAGTAGGTTCTTGTCGTACATTATTGACAAAAACTTCTAAATCATTTACATTTGTTACCGCATGATCGAGTGCATAGCTAGTACCACCATTTCCGGTAATAGTTTGCTTTTCAATCGATTGAAAACCTGCTGGTGGTTTATTGCCAAGCGTTCCCATTTTATGTTTGCTCCACTATAGACATAATAACATCTACAGAAGTTGCTGCAGTGCTTTTTGCTTTTACTATATCTCCGGGTTCTAGTATTACTTTTTGCTCTCCACCCATGGGTACAAGCGTACCACCCGGAGCAATTGTACCATTCTTAATGATATGATAATCATTGCTCGAAGATGTAATGTAGATATCTAAATTTACATTAGCGTTCGATAAAACATTTGCGGCAGTCATTCCAATAATGATTGTCTTTGTAGCTGCTGGACACGTGTATAGTGTAACAGCGGAAGTCCCTACGTTTTGTGCAAGTTCGTTTTTAAGTGTATTGGGCATTTTTAACCCCCAAAGATAAGTGCGTTGAGAAGACTTTCATCTCCAATTTTTACTTCCAGACCTGCTTCTTCCGAATCCCTCAAATTGTCTATATGTTGTTCAGCATGGGTATGGAAGTTAGTTCCTCTAATTTGCGTAAGTGGCATTTCTAAGCTCCAATTGTTATTCTTTGTGTTTTTATAGTTGTGTTATTTAGACTCGGTGTTACAAGTAATCTTACATTTCCTGAATTTATATCAGCATCAAATTCACCAAGTGAGGAATCTGATGTTACATGATTATATTGTGTCATGAAAACAGTTGTGCCATTATGAGTTAACAGTACTTCTGTTGCATGATATTTATTATCTGAATCGATTGCAAGCTCGATAAGATATTTAGATGTTCTATGAGTTGTTGCGCTATATGTATCTGCTACATATTGAGTGGATGCTGTACCAATACTCGCTGATCCTGGAGTTAATCCTACGTCAACTAGAGATGCTTTACTAAATGATGATATAACAATCGTATCGTTTGAGTCGGCATTGTAATCTGCTAGTACTGTTACCGATGTACCATTTGTTGCCGTAAAGTCAAGTCCAGGAGTTAATCTAGAACCGTTAAAGAATACTTCTAGTTTATCGACATCATAAGAAAGTACATCTCCATTTATATCAGAACCTGAAAATACCAGAGATTCAGGATTTGGCTGATAGATATAATCTTTATGATCTCTTAATTCTACATTAGTAGATCGTACTACTCTTGTTTCAATAACGTCACCATTTTCAGGTGCGGCAGATAAAGTAAGAACTGAACCAGCTACTGAATATGCATCAACATGCTGTGATACACCATTTATCGTTACAAATACATTCTGATCTGCTGTAGGTTCACTAGATAAAGTAAAGGCAGTTGTTGAACTATCACCATTAAAAGTATTTACTACAACATCAGTGTTTACATTGGAGCTACCACCTCCGCCTCCGCCACCAGAAATTGTAATAGTCTTAGTTCCACCAGTACCGCTTGCCGTTACACCCGAACCAACAAAGTTAAGCGTTGTTGCAGCCGTTGAGAGTGAGCTGCCTTCGTCTTGAACTGTAATAGCTGAACCGCCACCACCAGCTCCTTCACGAGCTTGAACATATGCTGAGTCTACGGTGTTTTGTATAAGAGTTATTGTTGCGGCTGAATCAACTGTACCGCCACCGCCACCGCCACCTGTAATATCAGTAAGTAGTGCAATAGTTCCACTAGAATCTGGCAAGTTTATTACATTATCCTTAGTTGGATTAACTGCCTGAATTTTAGTTTCATTGTTATTTGCCGAATCACCTTCAAAAGCAATACTAGTAATACTATTAATGTTTTGATCAAGTTCTAAGGTAACATTATTTGCTGCAATGCCAGCATTGATTTGACCAGTAGTTCCTAAGAAAGTTAATGTTTCTGTTGTAGGATTAAATGTATGTGAACCAGTATTACCGGCTAATCCAAATGTTCCATCACCTTCTCTTGCTTGAACATATGCACTATCAACTAGCTGAGTTATTAGAGCAGAATCCATAAATGTATCTGTAATACCATAACCAGCTAATGTAGTTGGTTTACCGGTAATATCTGCCCATGCACCACTAAATAATTCACTTTGATTTGCTAGTGGTATCCAGTTACCACCATGAGCAAAATAACCTCTACCAGTTGCGTGAACGTGTGCAAACATACCATGATATGTCGAGGCACTTGGTAAATCACCGGTTGTAGCATAAACATTAGAGTATGTAATTGTCTTTGAGCCAAAGTCTATATTGTCTAGGCCGATACGTGTTCGAGCTTGAATATAAGCCGAGTCAATCATATTAGTTGCTTCGGCAGAATCTAGTAACTGATCAAAGTTAAGTTGTCGTGCTTGAACATATGCAGAGTCAATTAAAGATATTGCCTCGGCCGAATCAAGAAAGGATGTCGTATCTAATCGTGCATTGACCCATGCAGAGTCGACTGTATTACCCGCTAATGTAAGTGAACCATCAACGCTTAATCCAACGCCATTTAATAATTGTAATTCATTTGATTTTTGTCTACTAACAATAGTAAACGAACCGTTACCCTTGATGGCAGTTTCTATTAAACCATCTTCAGTACCATTTGTAGCATCACTAATTTTACCAGTGACTTTTGCGTATACCTCATCACCTGGTCCGTCTTGCCTACCTTTAAACTGAATCTGACCTATATAATCTGCATCAGCAGGAGAAGCACTGTTACGATATAAAATTAATTCTGGACCAGCTGCTGAACCTGCATCTGTTGAAGTAATTGTAAGAGTATTTTCAAGCTCTTTAGCTCTTAGTACAACGTGAGCACTATCAATCAGATTTATAGCTTCTGCGGAATCTAAGAATAAAGCAGAATTTAATCTAGCATTGACGTATGCGGAGTCAATTAGATCTATCGCTTCTGCAGAATCTAAGAATGAAGTTGTATCTAATCTAGCATTTACCCAAGCCGAATCAACAAGTTCGTTATTCAGTCTTAATTTAGTAACCGACGCAGAATCTGCAATCAAACTACCAGTTACAGTTACACCTAATGCAGTGGTTGCTAATTTTGCTGAGTTCTCAAATAAAAGTGTAGCAATACCGTTTGAGGCAGAAAAGGCTGTCTGTGACGATCCAGCATCTTGTATTCTAACAGTGCTACCTTGTAACACGAGACTGCCTGTGGTGCTTTTGACCAAACCGTTTGTGCCACTGTGACTAATCTCCATATCATTGTCAGTACCAAATATCGCTTTTTCATTATCTAGATATTGTACAGTCTTAACATAATTTGAATCAGCTACATCTAATATAACCGAAGAGTCTATTAGATGTGTATTAACATTAGAAACATCTACCTTTACTTCAGCACCTGTTGTGTGATTTGTAAACCTAGCAGCACCGTTGTGCTCAGACATAACAATGTTACCAAAAGTAACTGAAGTACCTGAAAGATATAGATCTCTAAATCGTCTTGTTGAGTCACCTAAATCATATATTTCAGTTGTAATAGGTATTAGATGCTGGTCTAGATTACCAAACATTGAGTCTAGTATGTTATGAGCTTCAGCAGAATCTAAGAATAATGTATCGTCTAATCGTGCATTTACGTATGCGCTATCAACTAAGTTAATTACTTCAGCTGAATCCATGAATAGAGTATCATCTAGTCGTGCATTTACATAGGCCGAATCTACTAATTGAATAGCTTCAGCCGAATCTAAAAATAAACTAGTATCCAATCTGGCATTAACATACGCAGAGTCTACTAAGTTAATCGCTTCTGATGAGTCTAAGAATAACGATCGATCTAATCTAGCGTTGACATAAGCCGAGTCAACGAGATTGATTGCTTCTGCAGAATCTAAATAATCACTATTAATCCTATCATTAATATAAGCACTATCGATCATGCTTACGGTTTGACCGGAATCTAAAAATTGTGCTATAGCATTAGAAGAATTTTTATAATATAATTTACCATCAGCAAAGTTAATTGCCAATTCGCCGTGTTCTAAATCACTCGGTGAAGGATCACTACCTCCGACACCTTTCCTTTTTAGCTTAATTATAGTCGTCATAATTCTTCCTTAAAACACTATTTATTAGTACGTTCCGCCGTCTAAAACCGTAACGGCGACGTGCCCAGCAGTGACAGAGAAGTTAGCGGAATCAAATGATGATACACCAACTTGACTTTTTGTTGCGTTTATTGCTTTCCATGTCATTGAATTTTGTACATCATCATATGTTAATGTCAATGCAGCATTCGAGTCAACACCGAAAAAGTTATCTAAATGATCTTCTACGACTTCTCTTAATGCAACTCCGTTTAAGAATACGGCACTATCAAGTGATGAAAACGGAATATCTAATGGTAAGTTCGGATCCCATCTATCTGTAGCAGCGTCAAATATAAATTTTGGTTTTGTACCAGAATATTGTGCACCACCAACCGTAATACCTGCACCGTCTGCGACTGATGAATTAGCTGCTGAATCTGCAAGAACAAGGTTCTTATCATTTAAAGATACAACTGAGCTATTAACAACTGTCTCAGTACCTTGTACGATAAGATTACCGCGTACAACTAAATCACCTGAATCACCGACTGGAAATGGATCAATGAATAATTGATTTGAACTATCAGTTGATGATATTGTATTACCGTCGATCTTAACATTATCTACTGTAAGTGAAGTTAAACCTAATACATCTGAATCTAAATGAACTGTGACTACATTATCTTCAACTCTTGTATTAACGTTAAATCCACCTGCAACTTGTATAGATGAATCAAGAAGAGCAACATCACCCGTACCCGCATCAGCACCTATATTCAACGTTGTTGCTAATGGTACAGTACCAACAGAATCAATAAGACCAGATGTATTAATTGTAAGAACAGGTATTGCAGTTTGTGATCCGTATACAGCAGAATCTACAACTTGTGGCCTATTGAAATGACCAGCATAAACTGTACCAAATCTAGCAGTTGATGCACCTAGATCTCTTCGATATCCCTGATTATATAAACTATTTCCACGGCCAAGTGCAGGTACAACATTACCGTCTAAACTAATATTACCAACACCTGATAATCCACCAAAGCCACTTCTAAAATCATATGCAGGATCATAAGCAATAAGTGTAATATTTTTTGCAGCAAATTCTGCTTCTGTCGTATGACTGTCCGCAAGCATCTCAAAATAATGGTCAGTAGTATCATGACGCATTGTTGTTCTACCAGGAACAGGATTACCGTTCCATGTATAACCATTACCAAATACTAAGTTCTCATTATTATAAAATATTACGCTATCTTCAACATCAATACCATGGCCTGATTTACTGGATAGTTTATCAAACTTTGCAGAGTCAGCTGATAATCCACCAGACGTTGCTTGAATATTATTAGCATGCAACGTACCAGAAAAATATCCATCTCTAAATGTATAATAATTAGTAGCAGGTACTAACCCAAGAGAATCACCAATATCAAATAATTCGCCAGGAACATATCTAGGTACTACACTACCTTGTACAGCAATTTGTTTAAATCCAGCATTAGCAGTTGAGTTTAACCATATATTAGTTGAAGTTAAACTAATACCCGTACCAAAGTTGCTTAGTATCATCCAATTGTCAGTTGACTCTTTACCAATGAGTGCATGCGCTGGACTATCGCCAAAATAGATAAATTTATCTTTTGGCATCCTTTGGTCGACTTCAACATGTATCTGACTATCTGCGGTATTGAACCGCATCATATCAGCAGTCGCAGCACCTAAGCTTGTCATAGCGGTAACTGTTAATGCGCTATCAGCGTTATCTCTAATATTAATATGGCTTTGTCCACCAAAAAATCCAAGATCATTGTATAAATTAGTTGACTGAAATGGTATAGCCCAACTACCAAAAGATGTAGTACCAACCGTTTCGCCTTTAATTAAACCAGCCTTAAGACCGACATTAGTTAGATCTAATTTGTGATTTCCTTGAGCCGAACTGTAACCGTATCTTGTACCGATTGTAATAGTACCGCCGCTATCAGTATTCGGCGCAATAGTCATATTCTGACCAGTACGGCTGTATATTGCATCAAATCGTGCAGAGTCAGCTTTTAAAGTACCATAAGTACCAGAATCAGCTTCTACAATTTCAGCTACAACAGTTCCACCTGAATCAACTGAAATTTCAAATAAGCCGTCCGTATAATCTGCAACACCTAGTTGACTATGAGTTGGCCCTGTCATAGTAACTTTTATACCAGCACCACCTTTTATTACTAAATCATTTTGCTCTGTAAATAGTTTATGTTCTGTAGGGCTATTACCTGTTATATCATCTTTAATAGTTAATTCAGCTACATTATTTGTTTGATCAATATGTTTAACAATACCAAAATCATCTACTGAAATACGAGCATTTGAAGTACCGCCGCCGTAAGTATATAAACCAGGATGACTAGCACCTTTACTAGCAAGATGAGTAACTTGATGAGTACTATCTAATCGTATATCGATTCCGCTGTCTACTACTTTTGTAATAATACTATTTGAACCAGAAAAGTTAAATACATCACTTAGTAAATTTACTGAATCTGCTAATCCACTATCAGCACTTATATTAAGTGTGACTGATGCCGGAGCTGTACCGATACTGTCTATTCTACCAAAGTCATCTACTGTTATTATAGGAACAGCAGTTGTAGCACCGTACGTACCGGCTACAACTCCAGACGAATCTAGACTGATTAATAAATTGTTGTTTGTAATTTTTGTGTGAATCTCACCGGCTTGACCTTGAAAGTTTAAACCAGAGTCTGCAAGGTTCACTGAGTCTGAACCAGAATCACCTGTAAAGAGAATACCTTGTAATTGATTTAAATTATCTACGTATCTCTTTGTTGCCACACCCGAAGAATCGGTAGGATCAACAAGACCAGAAATTTTGTTTGTTGCACCATCTATTACGATATTACCTGATAAAAGCTGGTCTATCTTTTTATCAGAATCTACAAGGATTGCACTAGAAGCTGTAAGCGTACCCTTGACGTGATCCATCATATCTGTAAAATATGAACCACCGATAACTGTAATAGCAGTTGCACCACCGACACCGTTATCACCTGTACCAATGAATAATCTATCACCCGCGTTACCTTGGGTGCCTGTACCGTAAGCGTATGCTAATTCTGCTGTTTTAAGTGATGATGGAGCTAAAATACCAGAGGAACGTTTAATTCTAATAATACTTGCCATTAGAAATCACCTCCGTTTAGAGTTATACCGTTTAATTCTAAAGAGGCTACAAATTTTCCTTGGTCAGAATCGAATACTAATAGCATATTGTCAGCGAGACCTGTTAAGTCTACGTCTGCAAGATTAGTCATATTAAGCGCACCCTTAACTCTTTTTATGGGTGTACCAATTACTACTTTAGAAACGTAGTTTCCGCCGCTTACAATTTTAATAGCCATTACTACCTCGTTACGCTAGGAGACACAATCATTTGTCCCTGTAAAACACGTTCTATGATGGTATCACCGCCGCTATCGACGTATTGCATTTCAACATCATATAAGTATTTTCCCTTGCGTAACAAATCTGTTTGAGTATTTGTAAGCGAAGCTGTCATGATACCTTTGTCGGCATCACTAACAATAGTGGCCCAATCTATAGTATCTGCGGAGTCACTATTATAACTCCTTTTCATTTTCATATTAAAAGCGTGACTAGCAATGTTTCTTGGATTGCCATCTTTTTGTACGATATGCATTTCTATCGCAACATCTGACCCTTGATCAATAGTAAAAATTTCTTCTTGTGCCATGGGGCCCTCTCGTGATATATGGTCTTATTTATACTATTTATACTTCCAATCTGTCGGCTTGTTTTGCGAATGTGTGAAATGAATAAACTTAATATCGGGATGCCAGTCACCCATCCAGACATAATCATTGCCAGAAACTTCTTTATATTTTTTTGTTATATTCCATTGCCACTTTTTATTTGTTGTATCAGTGTCATCATAACCAGACTTCCATCGTGTAAACCACGCTGCTGGTAATATCTCTAAATCTAATCTCTTATTGACCTGATCGAATACAAAATACTGCTCACCATTTACAGGTCCTTTTGTCACTCCATTTTTTATATAATATTGTTGCCAATAATCTACATTTGACATAAACTCATCGTAAATATATTTACAATCTTTTGGATAGTATTTAAAGAAACCACCATTTAATGTATATTCTGCATAACTATCTCTCCACCAACCAGGCATGGCGAGAAATTGACCCGGCTGCACCGGATATTCGAATATCTTTTTATAATCATTTTCGAGTAATACATCAATGTCCATAACACATATAGGTTCATCGATATCTAGTGACATACCATACATTTTATTCCATTGCAATGTTACATCGTCACGGATAGGTTCGCGTACCCAAATAAACTCATATTCAGGTAATTTAGATTCTAAATACTTTTCGTATTCAGGACCGTACTTGTCACCAATTCTAACTGTTACTATTTTCATAATAATGTTTCCATTCTGGTAATATATTTAAAAGATTAGTTCCTCTATGTTCATCACGCCTTTTTATATGTGCTAACATTTTCCACATGTCATCTTCATTATATTCTTGTGTATCTAATAGCACAGTTAGCTTTTCTATTAATTTATATTTTTTTTCATTTGGTTTAGTCCACAATCTATCTAAATAAATTTCTTTTATATCAGGCGGAATGCTTGCTAAGCTATAAAAATTATTTGTAACTAAAGAATCACATACTGATTCCTCAACGACGCTATCATCAATTTGTGTTAAAAATGATATATTTAGTGCATTGATTGTAGAAACATAGTATACACGAAAATTTTCCATTGCATTCATTATACTCAGATTTTTTTGTATAACATCCCATTTAGAAGGATATCTTATATAATTATTAATGTGTTCTGGACCTTCTATAGATAAGTTTATTGTTACTTTATCAAATTTTTTAAAAAGCTTCCACCTTTTAGGTAATATTGAAACTGCTCCATTTGTAATAATTCTACAAATTTTAGCATTTGTTTTTTCAATAAAGTCCCATGTGTATTTCATCATGAATGGTTCACCACCAGTAAATTTTATTTCTAATAAATTAAGGTTTTCCACATCTGGAAAATTTTTTTTATCAGGCATTTTATATTCTTTAAGATTTCTAGCATCTCCTAGCTTTATAGCTTCTTTATGGTATGTACTAGAACTTCCTTCATTGCACATACTACATGCAAGATTACATGTATACCCACCTGCAGCTAAATATTCCATAGAATGATAAAAAGTAGGCTCTAGATCATTATCTACTATTTTTTCAAACTCTTCAATATAATTTTTAAAGTCTCCAGTATCATCGTAAAACCTATTTAAATACCAATGGCGTATTGAGTTTATTCCTTTATCTTCTCTTAGCTTGCATTTTGAACATACAGAAAATAAAAAATCATCGTCTCCACCATCGCGCATAGCCTTCCTCAATCTTTTCATATTATCAGTATTCCAATAATCTTCATGAGACATTTGATTTACACTTTTTATACCATCATATTGTGCAAGTTCTCTCATGTTAATTACACAACACGGTGAATATCTACCAGTAGTAGTAGTGTATATGTTAGTAAATGGTTCAGGACACATCCAGTGATATTTTTTAGTCATATTGCCCCATCAATATATCTGCTTCCTTACGACCATTAATCCAAATATTAAACGTGTCTGGATCTATTAAATAAACTTTATTTGTTTTTTCTTCTACCATAAAATTTCTAGCTGCCATATCATGATGAAACCAAAATCCCATAGCATTTGAATGTTCACTATATGTAAGATTTTCTTTAGCATAAATAGCTAAGTTTTTCATTATATCACAAGCTTCTAAAAAAGCATCTAAACATAAATTATGCCTTAGTGTATCTCCATGTATGTATTGCATTAAAATTCTTCTATCAGCATAGCCATATACTTCAACTAATCTAGGTTCATATTCTCTTATTTTTCTGTATTCATCAAGCCAACGATCATCTATATCATATGGTATTTTTTTACAAAACATATCTCCTACAATACTAAATTCACTAACTTGTTTTTTTCCAGGCCATATATCGTTATATCTAGGTAACTTAAAATTCATTTGTAAAAACCGTGTTGAGGCCATAAATCATAAGATTTTGACAAGCTTAAAATTTTATTTAATAGATTATATTGTTTTTTTATTTGTGGATAATCGTATGCTAAATTTACTTTTACATATCTAAATATGTTAGAAGTATAAAATAAAACATTCTTATTTTTTATATATTTTTTTATTTGATTAAAGTCTGATTCTAATAAATTTAATTTCATATAATCTATATTACATAAGCTAAGTTTTTCTCTTATTTCATCGACATTGTAATCTAAATTTTCATTATATTCTATAGCAGGACTTTGATTGGGTGTTCTATTAGTAGAGAACAAATATATTGGATCACATGTATTGGACAAATATTCCATGTAATTAATTAAATCATTACCAGTTAAACACATATCTAAGATTGTTTTTTTAACTTTTAAAAACAATTCATCATAATCATAAACTATAACCTTAGTATTTTTATGACCACATTTTTCATAAAAATATTCAGCAGTTATTCCAGCCGTAGGTGCAAATATAACATCATACTTTTTATTAGGATTTCGCTGTCTTTCATTATTCTCATAATAAAATCTATTTCTTTGGCTTCTATATAAAGCATCGATTATTTTATTACTTGATTCGTATGGAGCAGTATTAATAGTAGTATTAGTCTTTATATAATTATAAAGATTTTCTTCATTTATATCATAATTTCTATGCGGATAGGTAAACCACTTTTGACGTCTTTGATCATGTGAAAAATTTTCTATCTTAGGCAAATGAGAAGACTTAATCCATAAGGGTGTATAATCATCATGAATATTTTCGTCTGATCTTTCATACTCTTTACCGATGTTTATAAAATCTTCACCATTCCATTTAGTTAAATTAACTTCAAAATGCTGTTTGTGCAATTTAGCATCTACATTAGCTCGAGCTAATATATGGCCTCTAACATAACTGTCTGTCTCTGACCATTCATAAAAATTTTGTACAGGAGTTTTTAAATTTATCTGATCTCCATAACCACATAAAATCATACCAATCTGGCAAACCATTGCGTGTGTTTTGCCTTCTTTTTTAATTTTACTTAGAGTTCTTAAAACAGTTTCTTCTTTTGCAAAATATAAACTATGGCCCGTGCCAGCTCCAGTTACGCCGCCCTGCATATTCCATAATAGTAATTGCAACATTTTTTCTTTATACCACGACCATGGTATATTATTATTTTCTAGTACTACAAAAGCTAAATCTTGTTTTCTATGCAATCTTCTATTACGAAAAAAATCTAAAATATAATCATCTATTGTATTAAAGTTCGACTTTACCATGATCTCTTTCATAGCTTTCAATAATATTTTGCTTCGTTATATCAGATGCATAGCCATGTATGATAAAGTGAAATCTATTTTCTTTAGAATTATTAGCTGCTTCATGCATAATTCTATTATCATAATAAAACATTTTTGTAGGTTCGAAAGGTACTTCTTCTTTTGTATCACTGCGCCTTAAATAACAATCTTTTGGTTGAGTCAAACAAACATTAATTGCAGATCTAATATTTCTTCCTTCACCATCACTATGTGACGTTATAAATCCACCTGGTTCTAATAACATAAACCGAGATCTACGCATTACAGAACAATCAAAATTATCCATTAAAAATTCTTTTGTTCTAGGTGCTATTTCTTCTAATTCTGTCCAACCATAGGTAGCTTCTTCTTCTGTAAATCCGTAACCACTTGGATTCATAGTTCGATAATATTCTGCCCTATCACCTATTCCCCATCCATGCAGAGCACACGAATGCCAACCCTGGCTATCACCGCCTCTATGAGGTACAAAGAAACCTTCTTCATGTACTTGATGTACTTCATCTATTGATTCTTTAGGAAATGTCAAAGTACTTTCTAAATACCATATATCTTTTTCTGCGCATTCTTTTTGAACTTGTATTACTTTTTTATTGATTGTCATCTATTTACCTATAACCATAAATCTCTTCATGCCATTATTTAAAACTTTAGTTCCCATATAATATGCATTATTTATTCCAGCTTGTTCGGCCAATTCTTCTGGACTTTTTACACAATTGATATGATCTTCGTATTTGTCTTCGTCTGTTGATTGTAACACACATAGGGGTACATCTAGTATTTGCTCTAATATTTTTTGTCTCATGTGTTTCATCGGAAACATATGCTCACAAGAAGTATTTACTATTAATTCTATATGACCTTTTTTTAAATGATGAGAACAAAGCTTTTCTATATTTAAGTCTTTTTTAGATGCATCAAATTTTTCACTTTGGTATCTATTAAATGTTTTAGATATTTGAACAGCATCTGGATCTATTTCATAGTTACACATATAATCAGTATGTTCTGATAAAGCGTAAGCTAAATATTGACAAAACCATCCACCTACAATAGCAGTATTTTCAAAATGCATACCTAAATCATATAGTTTTTCTTTAATCCAAAGCTTGCCTTCTGCGTGCTGTAATGTTAAAGACACATCTAATCTATCTGCTATGTAAGGATATCTTTCTTTACATAGAGAAAGGCTGTTAAACCAGCATGCTAAACGTTCTGCTTCCATACTTCTTCAATCGCTTTATCATCTTCAATAGTATTATTATTAAATAAACAAACTATATGGTCTTTTCTTAATATGTTAGTTTCCATATCATCTGGAAATATATTGCCTTTATACCAAGAATATATTTTATTCTTTTCAAATAAATTAAACGTTTTTGATTGATCATTTTGAATATCATACCATACTCTATTAAGATAATTATCTATTGTTTTATAAGTAAAGAAAATATATTCTGCATTATTTTTTATATGATTATATACATCTAATAGCTGGCCTCTATTCCATCTTATCACTGAAGAATTTATCAAAGGCGAAACACCTTTATTATAATTTTTTTTACACACTTCTATATCGTTCCACCAACCTCTAACGATCCATGGTTTGCTCATTTCTAATTCAAAAAAATAATCTATGCTATTATGAAAAATTACATCTAGATCGAAAAATAAAAACTCGTCACCTTTTATATTAGGAAATAATTCTTCATTGAACATATATAATTTTCTATATGCCCAAAAATGATTTTTATCTGGAATAAAATGTTTATTCCATTTCATCGGCAAAGGTATATCGTATTCTTTTTCGGGATTAGTTGTTAAACAATAAAAATTAAAATCGTACGAACAGCGTTTTTCTAGTTGTTGTTTTAATTTTTCTACATATTCTGTAGAGTATTTATTGCCCCACTTGACACATAATATATTTTTCATTCATTTGTAGCTTTTCATAAAGTTGTTTATAATTTTTTACCTGTTTTTTATTGTTTTCAAAATTTGCCAGACTTGTTTTATTATAAAGTTTATCAAAATTATAACGTATATCGATACGCCAGTCAAGCATATTTTCTTTAGTAGGCTTCATGCGTTTAAAATATTTATCAACAAGGTTGATGTCTATATTTGAAGGTATGTCTTCTTTACAAAAATCTATGTTTCCAGTAGCCATAGTAATTATAGAACTTAAAAATATGTGTTCCTCATCTCTATCAATATGCACAATTTTGTAATTTTCTTCGATATGTTTCTTATATTCTTGTTTTAACAAATGAACTGTGTGCCAATGAGCATGTAATATCCAATCATTTTCAGTCAATTCTTGATATGTTAAACAATAACTTGGTACACTTTTTGCATGATGCAAATAACCAATTGGCAATCCTGTTGTTTCACTATATTTTTGAGCTAATGCTCTTGAGCCAGATCGTGGATAAGATATTACAGCATACACTAGAAGTCCAAGAATTTTTTAAATGCTTCTTTTAATGTTTTAGCTTTTCGAAGATCAGCTTTTTTCTTTCTATTAGTACTTTTCTGAACAGCTTCATTTTCAAATAAACCCAATTTAAATGTAAATAATTCTTGTTCATTAAAATCTTTATTTAAAAATTTCTGTACTACATTAATTATATTTTTAGCACTTGTTTCAGCAGATATTGTAGTTAATTCATTATTTTGTTCTGCAATTTTAACTACAGCTTTTTCAAATGCCTTTCTTTCTTCTCTAAATTTATTTACAGTTCTTTCATGTAATTCGTCTTCACTCACTTTTTTCAAAAGAGCTTTATAATCTGGATTTTTTTTATCTGCAGGAATTGTATATAAAAATACATTTAATGTAGATTCAGGTGTTTCGTGATCGTCTGGACTCACTAACTCAACTGTTATAGTATCTCTTTCTTCATTAGTAAAATATGCTTCATATACTTCGTGATCTTTAATTATACTCATTTAAGCCTCAAACATTCTTAAGTAATAGGTATTTTGTGTGACAGCAGAACCATTTGGAAAATTTTGTGATCGATAGTCATCACCACCTGCTTGAAAGGTATTGTATGATCCGCCGCCATTCAAGATGGTATTATTTATACCAGATCCTAATATGACTGCAGATGACGATGTACCTAATGAATATCGAATTTTAGAACCTGCTTCTTCACTTGCTACGTGTCTCATACAATTTTCTAATATAGCATCGATTGCAGTCTGACTATATTCTTGTAAGTTTTTATCAGAGTTTCTTACAAATAGCATTTCTTCCATTGTTGGTGCTGAAATATTATTTGCTTGTAATAGATAGTAATTAGTTATAGTAGTCGGTTGATCTTGTGTTTCTGGTATATCAGCTGCAGCATATGCACCAGCATTAGCTCTTGTATCAGAAAAGACCACGCTACTACTAACTGCTGAGTAACCAGATAACGATGTACCTGTATGAATACGATAAGTACCTGGCTGACCAACAGCACTTAATATTGTATCAATTGCTGGAAAAATAAACGTATCATACATATCTTGTAATGACATAGTTTGAATATTAGAACCATTATAATATATAGGAAATGCAATAGCGTTTGTATCTACTGATGCTGTTGTATTAGCAGCTGATTCTGTTATTGTGGCATAGTTAACTGTTATTGTAGAAATATTAGGTGCTGTTTGAAAACTACTTACATGAGTTGTAGATGCACCAGCTTGTTTACGAGTATCTGATATTGTGCCTAAATTACCACCACTAGATACTCGTGATAATGTAACAGATGGATTAGCACCATACAAATATCTACATCTATCTTTAACAGCATCAATTTGTGCATCAGTCATTTCTATCAGGTCGTTACTACCTGTTAGAATTAAAGGTCGTACTACTGCCATAATTTATACCCACGGGTTAGTTGCGAATGTTGCTGCGCTATCGTGATCAAAAATTGCTGGTCCGTATATTTTTCTTATTTCATCACCAACTGAATTATGTATTTTTAAAACAGTCATAGCTTCAAATTTAGCACCAAAGATTGCTGAGTCTTTTAAATGATCAGAGTCAATTGATCCTACTATAATATGATCTGAATCAACTTGATTATCTGCAATCATATGATTTAAAACTGAATCAGAATCTAATGCTATACCTGGAATCATAGCTGAGTCAATATTACCATCGCTATCTACGATTCTGTTAATAGCATCTACAAGAGTTAAGAATGTACCGGCCGATTCTTTATAATGTAGATCTGCTTGGCGACCCATGTCACTGTCAAGAGAATTTATAGATGATACTGTATTACTATCACCACCTGATGTATCGAGTAATGCTGTATCTCCTACTTGTAACGCTAACGTGTTTGTCTTTACACGAAAACTGTTAATCGTATCTGTAAGATTTACCTGAATAATAGCCATTTTATAACTTCTCTTTTATGGTTAATAGCAACTCTTTAATATCTGACATATCTTCTTTTAACATTTCAACGTCAGCTATTAGTTGCTTTTTTCTTTCTTCCTCTTGGGCCATCGCGATCTTACGTGCCTTAGCAGCACGTATCTCAGCCCTATTTATATTCAATATTGCACCTGACCTTGGATCACGTGCTAGTCCAGGTTTTCCTTCTACTGGTATCATGTAGCCATCGCTATAGCTCGTATATCTCTAATAACTGGCACTTTACATGAGTTAGTGGATCTAAATACGATCTTAAGTTGGAATGCAGTAAACGCATCGCTTGTACCACCTGTGCCACCAGGTAAATATGAATATTCTCTAAATACATCTGGATTATCATCAGTTGGTATTTGCTCTTCTTTAGTCAATGGTGAATATTGAGCTGTTAATACAGAATCTGTAGCACCGTCGTGTACCCGCATTAACACATCAAAGTCTGTACCTGATGGACGATTGGCTGCAATAAGTATTTTCATTCCGACAGCTTCTTCGGCAAGTGTTACAGGTATTGTTATATGTTTTGATAACATAGATCCATTACCTAATGGATCAGTTTCTGCAACATAATTCAATGGTACGTTTTTACCTGTTGTTAAGACTGAAGCCTGATCATCAACCATATTATGAGTCAGTACAAGAGATGTTCTTTGTGTATCAACAATAGGTGATACTTTTGTAGATGAAGTATCTAGCTTGACTCTATAAGTAGTCGACTTTGTTCCTGCCGCTAAGTTTACTACTTCGTTTGCACTATTTGCAACCATCTTAGGAAATTCAAAACCAGTCAATGCATTGTTAGTCATTGGAATCCAATTAGCATCTTTACCGTATGTGGTTTCTGTTCCTGCTAATGAATTACCAGATATGAATTTTGCTTGATGGGTTGTTAATGTTTTTGGCGGTACTAGAGTTTCAACAATAGGATAAACAGCATCGAACATATAGTTTGGAATGATTGATACGGCATCGCCTCCACCAAATACAGTTGATGTTGCCGCTGCACCTGCCGTAAATCTAAATCCATAACCGTCAACTGCAGTAATAGTTCTATTACCATTTATGTTATTAGCTGTGATACCACCAGTATCTACTGCTCCACTAATCATCACTAGATCGCCAACTCTAAGTCCATGGCCTAATGCTTGAGCTTCAACAGTTGTAGATGTGTTTGTAGTTAACAATCCATCAGTATCTAAAATAAACTTAGGTACTTCTCTGTTTTCAAGAACTACATATGATGTAGCAGTTGAAAACTCTGCTCTTTGAATTGTAAATGTCAAATCACGTTCTTGATCTGGTGTCCATGTACGTGCGTTTTGTGATAAGAACAATGAACCAAGTGAAGGTTGTTTTGCAACCCTTGCTTCAGTTGAATTAATCTGTAATCCACCTGCACGTGCAACATACACATTATATGCGGTTGTATCAGCAAGTAGAACAATTGCATATTCTGTATTGCCATTCAAATATACTGGCTCATCAAATTCAAAATTAGTAATCGCTGTTGCATCTGTACTAGTAGTTACACTTGATGGTGATAATACTTTTGTACCATTTGGCACAAGATCATCAGATGATGGTATACCATTTACTGTTGGTCGAATCTGACATGCGACTGGTACGACAGAATCTTTAGATTGAAATCTTACACCAATCTTCGTGATGAATACACCTTCTTCGTCGTCTACCATGAATGACTGCGCTAGTGGGTCTACCCTACGACGACGTCTGCGGTTTTCTGTACCACCAATAGTTACCACTCGAGTATTATTATATTCACGTTGCCGTGTCTCTAAAATACCTGTACTTGTAAATGGTGCAGTCGCAATCGACGTTGAGTTCTCATCATTCGGTAAACTAATATCAAGAAGTTTAAACTCACGTGTACCAGTTCTAAATCTTTCTGTAGATGTAGATGGTATGAAGAATGAACCAGAAACATATCCTTCAGTATTTGTAGTCAGTGTTGAACTACCTGATGGATGTGATGTTGCTCGAGCATGTTCAGTACCAATATCAGTACTTTCATTTGCTATACGTTGAAACGTTTCTGCTCTTACCCAATTTGCAACTGGTTTATTATCGAAGAATGCAAACACTTGAGTTGATGGTTTTAGACCAAATGCACGGAAGTAAACCTTACGTGAACGCATATATGGAATAAAGACCTGATCGATCAAATGATCACGTACTAATACACGATCTGAACGATCACCGATAACACGGTCTGTTTGTGTTACTCTATCTCTACCCTGATCAAATGTTCGTGTTCCAACTTCTTGGCCCATTCGAAGATTTACTTGTTGACCAGTCCAGTTAAAAATAAAATCATTAAACAGTAACGGTCGTTGTGTAGTTGAAGGAATAACCCGTGTTTGTTGTGGATTATCTTTATCTGCAAGATATCGTCGTTCTACCCAGCTATCATTTGTTGGTGATAATTCTAATAGACCTTCATTTATAACAACAGCAAATGGGTTAATATTTTCTGTTTCTGTTGCAAATGGCTGCTCAATATAATTTACATGGCTATATGTCTTATATACTGTATCGCCTTTGAGAATTGTGTTTGTAGATTTATCTGAATCATACTTAAGGTTAATATTATTTTGTGCCTGCCATGGACGTACAACTTTTTCTACTAAGTCAATACCAGCCTGATAATTCTCATCTTCTACAAATGAACGCGATTGATCTGTAAAGTTATCAACAAAGAAACCAGCTTTGAGTCTGTTATTATTGTTTGCATCAAGAACTGCTAAAGTTTCTGTTGATACTTCAAGTAAGTTAAGAGCTGTAGTCTCTTCGAGATTATCAATACGGCTTTCTAACTTACCGATATCTGCCATTGTAAATCGTTTAGCAGGTATACGTTCTTTACTTAAATCAGAATCATGGATAGTATATGGATTCATCTCAACTCTATATAGTTCCATTGAGTTTGCAGGAACAGGTGGGAATTGAGGATTCAGATCTGGCTCTGATTCTAGTACGCTTACATTATTGAATCGGTCAATAACAACTCGTGCATTCTTACCCTGATAGTATGACACATCAAACTGAGTTGTATCTCTATCGCGTGGTAGTTCATTAATACGTGCACCAGTTGAGTAATCACCTGGGAATGTAGAACCAGGATTTACAGATGAACGAAAGTCTAATACATTACGTAACTCATATTTAATACCATTCGTTGCTGTATAAGTTGGAATATCGTTATAATCCACTTGACCAGTATATGAGTTAACCGCAAAGAAATCACCACCAGCTTGGTGTGCAAAATACTTATATCGTACAAATATATTACCAGCAGGTGTTGTCTGACCTGGTTTTTTCTGCATTTTACCACGTTGATAATGAGTATCACGTTGACCATTATCTAATGTGTAACGAGGACTAACATCTGTACCGTCTGAATCTACTGTTGTTAATCTTAAGACTTCGTAGATATCAGGAAAATTAAGTTCTAAGTGACCATCTGCATTTGCAGTTACTGTTTCAGTTGTTTCAGTTAAAACTTTATTTCTTACTGATGCTTGTGCTTTATTGACATAATATGCAACTCCAACTGTTGCACCACCAGGACCGCCGCCAATCTGAGCAGCCGTACCGCCATTACCACCTGAAATAATTGAAGGAGCAAATGCATTAGCTGCTGTTGTAGAAGCTACCCATAAATCATCATCCGCAAATGTTTCACCTGGAGATGATAAGGCAGTAAGTGTACCTTGACCTGAACCGTTAAGAACAACGTTTTCTCTACGTTGTACAGTTAATGAAATATCTGATACAGCTTGTGGTCTGTCATTTGGTACTGGAAATAACATTACATCGTTTGCAGTTTCTCTAAATGCAGCTTGGCTATTATCTAGAATTACATTAAAATAGTTCGTACCACTTGTACCAATTGAACGAGTGTTTTGTCTATTATTACCTGGACTCATTTGTAAATCAAAGAGATAAATTCTATAATTAGAACCATCTTCTGTAATTGCTCTTACACGTGCAGTACCAATAGTAGAACCACCATGTCCTGTAGCGCTTCTAAGATTTAATTTTTCAAATACACTGAGATTAGGTACACCTCTATTTCCGCTGACTTCTAGATAATTACCATAGTCTACTGATACGACATTATTATTAGATGCGATAGTTGTTCGTGGTTTAGAAATCGGTATACTAATTGGAGCGTCTACGATTGATCTATAACCATCTACATATGCAACACCACGACTTACTTTAAAATCTAATTTAGTAGCGTCAGAGTCATTTGTTTCAAATGCTAGTTCAAATCGTTTTGCGATATAATTACCAGACTCTTCTTGTGTTCTTAGTGCAAGAATATCATTTACTTTATTATAGTCTTCTATTCCTGTAACTTGCGTAGCAATAGCACCATTCTGTATTTTTGCCACATATACAAAGTTATCACTAGCGGTCAAATCAGCCTTATTAGCAATTGTTAATGTTATACGATATCGGTCTGCGCCAGGGCTCGACGTATTTGGTGAGACTCCTTGGTTATCAAATAGTGCATTTGTATCTGCGGTTGTAATAATATCTTCAGTTACTTTAAAACCGATTGTAGCATCAGGTGTTCCGCTATATTTAGAAAGAATAAAACTTTGAGCTTTTGCGAATACAAATCTATCAATTGCAAAGAAGTCACCTTCTGCAATAGAGACTTTAGTACCAACACCTGTACATGGATTCGCTACTGTATCTGTAGTTTGAACTTGTACTACCGCGGGCCCACCTGTAAGAGTTTCACCGGCAGATACACGAACGGGTGTGGTACCTGCTGTACCACCTGTTGTAGATGTATACCTAACAAATAATGTGGGTGGATCTGATCCTTGAGCATCTATTGCTTCTAGAACTTCCATACCAATAGAATTTGTACCAGATGTAAGTGTCGCCCCTACAAAATTACCAGAAGGTAATGCTGCATCTTGAAGTTTTACAAACTCATATGCATTATTAATATTTACTGAGCCTGGATTGACTGCCGCACCTTGATTAAATAAATGTTTACCCAACCGACCTATTTCGGTTTGAGTAATTGTTTGCATTTGAGTCAGCTCACGTGCTTGAAGTGCCCGTCCTGAATTAAAGAGAATTCGATGATAGTTAGCACTATCTGCAAAATCGTCTTTATATGTCGTTGCAAAAGTATTTTTGTTAAATATATTGGGCATTCGTTATAACCTTATAACCTAATGATTATTTTGATATCTTCTGTAGCATCGTCAGATCTTGTAACCGCTGCTCTATTATCTATATAGAGAATCTGGCCTGTAGCTGGATCTACGTCTCTTGCGCTAAGTACATTAGCGCTATCGATAGTTGCTTCACCTGCTGCGTTTAATTCGTTAATTATTTCACCGTTTTGAAAAGACAAGAATCCAGTCGCTTCATTCTGGTGATAGAAAAGTGAGTTTGCATCTAATGTATCGATAACAGCTTTAGCACCAGATGTTTGACCTTCTATTGTTTGGTCTCTTGTAAATGCTGCATTGATACTTGATATGTTCATCATCTTTAGAGCATTACCAGTATTTCCGGTATAGATTGTACCGTTTGCTGAGTCTTTGATATTACGTACTAACATAATTTGTCTAAAGTCATTATCAACAACCCAGTCAGAGTCTTCATCTCCTGCTGGTTTTACGTTAAACATAAGAGCTGTACATTTTAGATCGTCTCGAGGATCAGCACCAAAACCATTCTTAAATGATATAATAGGTTCGGCAGTTGCATTAGTACCACCGCCACCTGTTAGAGTAACTGATGCAAAGTCATATCCTGTGCCAAATACTTTACTTCCTCCTGATTCAGTCATTTCAATCTTAGAAACTGAACCACCATCAATAAACGCTGTTGCCTTAGCACCAGTGCCATTTCCTTGTATAGTAACAGTAGGAGCTGATGTATATCCTGATCCTTGATTAGTTAATCTATATCCAACGATCGCACCTGGCGTAGCATTTTGTTGTACGCTAAATTGTGTAGTATCATCAATAGATGATGATGAATCTATAGCATTAACTAATTTAACTGGTATAAAATTAGACGCTTGGAATTTACTTTCACGTAGAGCACCAATTGAATATAAGAATTTCCATGTGTATCCATCTGCAGTAATTAAATGATCTGCAGTACCAGTAGGCTTGACTGTAGAAGTAACAGGCTGCCCCGCCGCATTTTTACCCTGTTCTAGACAGACATAAACATACTGTTCATCTGTATACACATAAAAAGGTTGTGCTGGAATTTGCGTAATATTGTCATCCCATGCTGAATAAACTGATCCAGATGACCAATTATATCGTGGAATACAAAAAGATCTATCAGTAATAATCTTTACTGATTGCATTGAAAGTTGTGCATTACGAATTTCACGAATGTTTTGAATAGGATCAACGACTGTATCAGCTGAGTCGTAAGGTTCAGATTTACCAACTGCAACGTGATAACTGACTCCTGCGCTATCTACATCGTTGATCAGAGTATCAATAACTCGTCTTTTAAAATTGTCTGTAACTATTGCTGGCATTTATCTATCCTATTGTTTTGATGCTAGGTGCCAATTAGCACCAGTCCATATCATAAATCCGGCTTGGTTTTGTGTTAAAGTTGTATTTGTGCCGCCGGCAAAATTTGTTGGTTGTACAGTAACCGTACCTGTACCATTATTTACAAAGTATTTTAATTCACCAATAACTGTACCATCTAGAACAAATGCTGTCAAAGGTGTAGATGAATTAAATATTGTTAACGGCATTTCTTGGTCTACATTACCATCAGCTGTTTGTGTCGAACTATTTAATGCAACACGTGTATCTAATAATACTGCACCATTACCTTTACCACCTAAAGCTAAACTAACATTTGTATCTGCGCCACCTGCATATACTGATGGATTAAAACCTGTTTCTTCATTACCTATATCAACAAAGTTGACAGCATTTGGAATTGTACTATAACTTGTTATTGTAGCACCTGCCGTATCCACAATCTGATTAATCTTTGGAAAGTTAAGTGATGCTGAATCTAATATTTTATTATGTAATGTCTGTGCATGTGTAGTCATAGCAAATGTATCGCTATCACCTAAATTTGGCAAACGTAGTTGTCGGTTAGCAGTCAATGAACCCGGTACAATTTCGTAATTATGACTCTCGTCATCATCTTTTATTGCCGGAGTTTTTAATTCTGCTGAATCTAATGTTTTCTTACTGAGAGTCTGTGTGCTACCATCTAAAACAACATTACCACTTGAATCAGGAAAATTAATAAAATTAGCTTGAGTAGGATCTGTTACAGTTACAATAGTCTTAAATGAATTTACACTACTGCCATTAAAGTGAATACCATCAGAATCTAGGAAAAGATATGGAGTAACTTGATCGCTCTCGCCAAGAAATTGATATAACTCTTGAAAGTTTTGATTTATCTTTGTACCGGCATTACGTAATGAGTCACCTGTACCGTCGTTTGCGGTAGCGCCAGTATTAATTGTTTGTCTAGCCATGTTATCTCTCTTTAAAAGTTATCACTATTTATACTAGTTTTAGAAGAAGTCGTTACTAAAATTAAGAAGTAATTGATTATCACTTGACATTCTTGGATATGATGCATCACCAACCACATTATCTTCATCGAATGTTTGCGATCCTGCATTTGCACCTTCTGCCAACGTATCAAAGCTTCTATCAAATTCTGTAAGTGTCATATTACCACCTTGAAATTGTCCTAATTGCAAAGGTGCAAGTGTAAAGGTTTGCTGTGTTGGTAGAATCTGTTGAACAATATGATTAGTTGCATTAAATGCTAATGTAGCAACATCTGCTATACCAGCATATATTGGACCTGTAGAATCGGCAATACCCGGAGGCATAATCAAATAATCAGGTTCAGCTATACTAATAATCTGAACTTCACCAGCAACATACATTCCTGCCGGATGAACGAATAATTTATATATGTCTCTCCATGTATCTATAGGTAATGTAGACTTAATTAGCAAAGCATATTTCTGATATAATTTATCATCAGTCAAATATCTTTGTTCGTCAGGTCCGATTCGAGATGCTGATATAGTAATCTCAGGAGCATACGGAGTAATGCCTGCGTTATGATTTTCTTTTTCTTTTTCTAAATCATGTACATTACCAACAATAAAAACATTTTCTTTAGTATGTTTTACTTCTACAAATGAATTATAGAATACACGAAAGAACTGTTCGATACTATATTTCGTACCTTTTGATTTATATAGAGTACTTGAATAGTCTGCGGCTTCTCTTTTATTTCTAAATCCTTCGAAGTATTGTTGACCTAATAATAATTCGTCTTCTATAAAAGATAACAGGTCTATATCGACCTGTGTAATATCACGATTTAAAAATAATTCATCTATAAGTTTTGTTGGCGATACATCACTATCTGCATAATCATAATACGCTTCAAGGAAAGATGCAAATTTTGGATATTCTGCCTGAAAATACTCAGGTAAAATACCACTAACTTGCTTTTTATCTTGAACCGATATAGCTCGTCGATTAATATCGCGTAATGTTTTATCTAGTGACATATTAGCTCGTTGTAACTATTTCTGCTTGTACGAATGATGGACCATCATCAAATACAACAATTTGGTTTTGACCAGGTGAAGATACAGATGCATTTGCTGCATCACCTGATATTTTAATGAAGTTATTTCCACCTATAATACTATCTACTCTAATACCTACTAGTTTTACAAGACCTGTAGAAGGTTCATATTCTCCTACATTATCAACAAAAACTGTATCAGTTGCAGTCGCATGCAATTGTAATTTATAACTATCTAATTTATTTCTTATTTCAACACGATTACCATCTACAAAAAATGGTGTAGACTTTATGACTGCCTTTTCATCATTTGGTTCTGCAAGTGGCGAAGCATATCTAAGGTCTACTGATTCAATAGTGCCGATAAAAGGTACAAATCTTTTTTGTAATTTTAAATCTGCACGTGAAGATAAAACAGATGGATCTACTTCATCAACAAGTGCTAACATATTTGATCTACGAAATGACTGATCGAATAATCCTGTATTGTCAGTAAAATATTGTGTAACTACATCATCAACACGATTCTGAATCTCTTGAACAGATGATGATGTAAACTTAGGATTAAATTGGAATCTGACTTCTGTTTCTAAGAATGTAATATCAGGATCTTGGAACTTAATATCAAATGTGATAACCTGCAGCTGGTTTCCTAATGCAATAATATCACCCTTTGTCTTATCAATAGTTGCCTGTGTTACATCATCTTTGAATACAACTGATAAGAACACAACTCCATATTCTTTACGTACAGCATCTTCACCGCCATATGCTTGAATATCTTTTATCAGATAACCAAAGTTACGTTTTACAAGTGTTGCATAATCTACTGCTGTAACCATACGGTTTTGAGATGCATAAGAGAATGGTGCATTTTTACGAATAGATTCTAATGTTTCAACCTCAGATCCAGAAACTGATTTAGTTACTGTAGTAGTTGTAAGATTAAAAGAATTTGTACCAGCGCCGGTAGTCACATTAACTTGTGCTATGGGTGTAAATGTTGTAGCTCCATTTGCAACTGGACCATTTGTAGAAAGATATTCTACTACAATTTTATTTCCTGCTGCTGGGGCTTTACCTAATGTATAACCATCACCAAATGATAATTCATAAAAGCCATTAGGAGTTTCGCGTAAGATATAAACTTTAGATTGATCATCAATAGTATCTGCTTCTTTTAAATCAGTATATGTAGAAAATGTTGTAGTAGTTAGATCATCAAATACACTTACAAATGCAGTTGTCGTATCGATATTTTTATCAGGTATTACATATGTAGTGTCAATAGAGTTTTCGCTGACGATAAATGTTTTAGTGGTATTAGTACCTTCTTTAATTGTAATGTCTGCTCTGTCTAAATTGTCTTTAAATACATATAGACCAAAGCCGTCGTCAGTAGCAGTTATAGTTCCTGTTGTCTCAAATGTATATTGTATATCATCAACTGTTGTATTAAACCTTGTTCCTCGAGGAAGAGATAACACAGATGGCCGGCCTGCAAGATTACCGGTATTGACTGATAAATTAACTGTTGCAGATGATGCTGCCTTTGATGCAGGCATATAACCAATAGCTTCTGCAAGGGATACGACCGATGATCTAAGTTGAGCTGTTGTCAAATAAGATTCATTCAACGCCATATTTGCAATCAATGCATTGTAATGTGTATTGTATGCTAATACGTCAAGAAGATTAGAAAGACCAGAACCCTCATAGTTATAGTCCGCAAACTCTGTATTATTTTTTAACGATAGCTTTAGATTATTCTTAATCGTTGTAAAATCTAAGTCAGTCGATCTAATTGTAGTTGCCATTTACCTTAACCTCGATATAGTAGTTTCTAAATCAATAATCTCTCCGGTAGTCATAACTCTAAATGTAAGCCTCACTCTTAGTGTATATGCATCAGGATTACTAACAACATTAATATCCATAATCTTTGCACGAGGTTCGTACTTATGCAATGTGGATTTTATATCTCGTTCTATACTCCTGTCCATTTGTGAATGAGCTAGTTCAAATAACATACCTGTTATATTAGAACCAAAAGTCATATTAAACGGTTTTTCGTATCGATTCGTAGAAACTATATTTTTTACGGATTGCTTGACCGCATCCGCTTCTAATTTTTTATAGATGTCTCCGCTAGGTTTTTTATCAAATAACAAGTCTATATCGGAATACTTTTTCACTCTCGATGTAAGTATCGAGCTAGCTAAGTTTCCGTCTTCTATTGATAGTTGTCTTGACATCTTAAACCTTTTTCATCTATTTATAACTTTATTTCGACTAATGCATCATTTGATTGCACGTTATTATTGTATAATGTTTGAACTTGTCGCTTAAACCTAATATCTGTAAATGAAGTAATATCAGGTATCTCTACTATAATTTGTGCATTGAGATCTCCGAATGGATCATATGAGTCATAATCTAATGTAAGTTTGTCGAAATAACCTACTTCACTCCATGCCTTAGCTAAATCAAATGATGTGTCTAAATCAATATTACCTGCTTGATCATGTACTTCGAATACTAAAGCTCTACCTTTATTTCTTAAATCGAGTATACCATTTGCTGTAAGCGTCTCTTCTTGTAGTTTACCGGGTGGTCCGATACCATATGTTTCTGGACTATAATAACCTTCAACAACTTTAACTGAATAGTTTTCAAATTCAGTAGGTGTATGATTACTATTTGCTATTGTCTTCATCAATTCTGACATAATAAAGTAATTCTTAGCTATTTGCTGTTTAACAGTATTAGTTAATGCATTGAACTTACCATGATCATCAGTACCAATAAACTTACCTATTGAAGTATTATGGTTGATAAGAGTACTAGTATTCACCGTACCTAATATATTATTTTTAAATTTAAGTTCAGGTATGATATTCCATTTTACTTTTCTTTCACCTGTTTTAAATTTTTGTACCTTCGCAACTCCGCCTACTTGGCCGAGCGGATTGACTCCACGTTGTGAGTTTGCCGTTGATGTTACTGCAATTCTACCAAACTCTTTAGGTTGACCTTGTGCATAATTAGCATTCAATACACCAGATGCAACTTGATATGCTGTAAATTCACTAAAGTCTCTATTCGTTTGTTCTCTCATTTTTGATCTGACTTCTTCTGTAGAATAGTCACGTACAAGAAGTTGATTCTTGAGGTAGTCATCAACATCAATATGAATTTTACGTATACCACGATCTCCTACAGTAAGATATGAATTAGTCATACCTTCAGTTGGATTTGCGGTAGATGTATGAGTAATGCTACCAGATCCGCTACCTCCACCACCGCTTCCATCTACTAATAAATCGCCAACTGAATTAAAGATGCTTATTCCTGCACCGCCGCCTAAGCTACCGGCTGTGACTGCATGATCCGCAGTACCTTTTAGATTGCCATGGAATGAAGATCCGTAATGTACTGTAGTACCTCCACCGATTGTACCTCTATTACCGGCAACTGCGATATCCGTTGCAACAATATTAATATCAGGAGAAGATAAGTTTATCTGTTGTTCAGATGTGTATATACTTGGTCCCTTTGATACTATTTCTTGTGAACCTTCGGTTGCTACTACCAGATCCCCTTTCGTAACAAGAGTCTGCGTACCCAAAGTAAGGTTCGTAGTATTGCCTGCAACACTTTGTACAAACGTACCTGAAACCGAATTACCATAATTTCCAAATACAGACGTCTTCGAATTATTGTCGATTTGCTCGGTTTTACTGCCTCGAGCATGGACATTATAGTCTCTACAATTGACATTATAATCACCTGTTACATTAAGAGTTAAATTACCTTTGTAGGTTAGGTTTGCTTCACCTTCTACAATAACTTCATTACTACCATGACATACTTCTACTTTGTTCTTTGTAGATACTACTAAGACCGTACCGTCAGGTCTCAACTCTACGCCAGCACCAGTTTTATGTCTTAGCATAATTCTTTCACCGCCAGGTGTGTCATTTAATTCTATGACATGACCTGATGCTGTCTCTCGAATATCAGCCATTCCATATTGTGTTGCGGCTGCTGGTTCTACCTCGAGATCTATATTCTTTACAGATCCACCGACAGATAGCTGCTTACCACCGCCACCTCTTGCTGCTTTGTTAATAGAAGACTGATTATGATTTGTTTTACGTGGAAATTGACCTGCAGGATCTGTAAAAGCATTATCATTTTTACCTTGTGTATCAGTAAAGCCTTTACCAAATCTTAAGATTCGATCTACATAGTCGTCATTTTCTGTACTCATGTCACTCTCGCTCTCGCAGCTTCTAATTGTGCTGATGATAATGCTGATGCTGATTGTTTACCATTTGTATAAATGTTTTCTTTATTGAATTTATTATATACGTATTGTTGTACGTCAAAGCCAGGATCTACTTTACCTTGATTTGATGTATCATTATGTCCCCATGCCTGGCCACCCGGCCATACAGTATAGAATGATTCAACAAACATTGCGAATGTATTCCATTGTTCTTCAGTAAAGCTATCAGCTGATGCTAATTTATCAGTATTTGCGTTTTTCATACCTGATGGAGTATTGAATCCACCTACAAAACAAACACCTATCGAATATCTATTATGGCCATATGCTTTTGAGTGTGCACCCACTAAGTTAAGTGGTCGACCCCGTTGTAACTTACCATCTCTTTGTATTACATAATGATAACCACAACCACTAAATTCCCTATCTAAATGCCATCTATGAATATCTTCAGCAGTGATATTTTGATTTGTATATGTAGCAGACCAATGTGTGACAAATTCTGTTATATCACGAGGTGATTCTCTAAATTCAGTTATCAATTCTTCTTTTGATCCTACTATGTCAAATGTATATGCATTGCCATTTGTAGGCGTATCGCTACCTTCCCAAGACAATTCTTGTTTAGTTAAGTCATAGTCTTGAGTAGTCTTTTTACCAATAGCTTTTTCTGTTGCTGCGTCAAGAACGTTTTTCTGGCTAATATCTACTGTATTAACTTTTTCTTCAATCTCTGATGCACTAAAGTTTTTAGAATTTTTTTCTAATAATTGAGAAGCTTCTCTCTTTCTATCTGCTAATAATAATCTTACTGTCTCATCTTTATCACTTTGAGATATGTTAGGCGCTACTTCATCTATGATAGGAAATATGCCTGTTTGTATATTCAGAATACAATTAGCAAGTAGCGAGTTAGTAGGTGTGCCTATAATATTATTAAATGAACTATTAAAAGTTGATATTGAACTTGACAAACCAACGTGTTCATCAACACCTTTATCGATTATCTTATCAATATCATTGACTGATGATTTAGCATCTTCAACTGCAATAGTTTTTAATTCATTTCTATATGTACTTGCACTAGTACTTGTCACTGTTGCAAGAGATTGACCGACGGCTTGTGGTGACCCTGATCCGATTACAGTATTCAATCGACCGGCCACTGATCTTGTACCAGTGATAAGATTAATATCAGAATCATCTGAATCATTTACACTAGTTGCTGGCAGTATTGTGTCAAGTTGTGCAATAGACGGAGCAACGTTAATATTAGATATGCTCTTGATACCACTAATAGTCTGATCACTCTCTAGTAATGACTCGGACTGTAGCTTTGTGGTATTAGCAGCCTGTAATGCTTTCTCTCCTACTATAAGAAAATTAGAGTTCTTAAATGCAGTCAGTAGAGTTAAGTTTATTTCTCGAATATCTACACTCATCCATAAGTCTCCAATACTCTTTTAGCGGCTGCAATACGTCTATCCAGATGCGGAACACCTGGCTTTTCATATTTATTGCATATATGTGTAGTCGCTTTATCTACATTAGTCATGGCTTTAAATGTATTATAACCATAATAGTTACCCTCTGTAGTAAACTCGTAATGAAAGAATTGTAATTGTGTTTCTAATTTACGATAATTTAATTCTCTATCATCAGCATATGCTTGTAGTCTTTGCAATCTACCGGCTGCAGGGTTCCATTGTGCAATACCAAATGATGCTTCACCCGGAACATTAGATGTAACTTCGGGATCCATACCTGATTCTATTATAAAATTACCACATATCGCAGAGGCCTGTATTTTTGAGTATCCATTACCTACAAGAAAGTTAAAGGCTTTTTCTGTATTACTATTGCCAATTAAAGTTTGACTTAATCCGTCGACACCTTTAGGTGGAACATCTCTAGATTCTGTTTCATTCGGTACTTCTGATGCTTCTAGTGCTGGTGCATCAAAATCATCGGGTGGGTATATGTCGTCTGGTCTAACTTCAATGCGTGGAATCGATCCCATAATAACTGGCTGTTGTGATAATTGACCATCCATAAAGAATCCGAATACCATTGCACCGGGCTTAAGACCTGGACTTCGCCCTAATCCACTTACACCATCTTCTGTTGTAGGTACAAGGCACGACGCCCATGGTAATGCAGACTCGGGTACTGCATCAACGTCGTCATTGTGCACACCATATATTCTAACTCTGCATCTACCTACATGTAATGGATCGGAATTGCTTTCAACAATACCAATAAACCATCTTAGTGTATCTCCGTAAAATGTATTCATAAACTAGTATATCCCTTAGGTCCAACAGCTAGGGTTTTATCTGTGCTATTTGTTAATTTACTACATGTCATTGCTTGGCTGTATTTATTTTCACTAAACTTATGCTTTACTTCTAATACGACAAAAGGACCACTTGTAACTTTATCTAAAATATTACCCGGCCGTGGTAAGTTAATCATTATCTGTTCGCCTACAAATACTGTATCTTTATAAAAATTCAATACGCCAGGTAATATTATATTAATTTTCTTTTTATCAAGAGCTTTATGCAATGCATTAGATTTCATTTTGTTAACATGCATTTCTAAATCTTGTTCATCATGATAACCTAATTCATCCATTGTAGTATGATTGACTATTCGATATAATACATTAGGATCATATTGATCTAAAGTTTTTTCTCTTATTTTAAAATCTTTATTGTATATAGAATCATCTTTTGCATCTAATACTTCTGTAATATTGAATCTATTATTTCTATTACGTCTATTAGTACTTAAGTTTAAAACATTATATTGATTTTGTACTGCACCATTCATTAACATTTCTGCTGTGTCATTCGTACCAATATCACGCATGTATTCTATATTAGTAAGTTGAGTTTTTCTATCTGGACTATAGTTTTGTGCATTGCTAAATGTAAAAGGTATTTTATTAATAGGATCAGTCTCTATCATATCTGATAGACTTTTCATTCTAATGCTATCTTCTTTAAGTGTTGCATATACAAAGAATGGATAACCATTTCTATCTGACGCTCTTTTACGAATCGTTTCTACAACTGCTAGCGGAGATATAAACGGAGATATGTAAGTGAATGCAGACTGTGCAGATGTTTTACCTATCAAGTTTAATTCTTTATCAAACTCTGATGATAATACATTTTTAATAATCTGACTAGGCGTACCTTGATATGCATTGGATACTTTCTTTAGAACATCTAAAAAGAATATTTCTTCTGCAATGTAAAAATTGTATGCATAACCGGTTTCATCCATTTTAGTTTTACCGACTGTGCGTGTGATAATAAAATTCTTTTTAAACGTATAGTCATATTCTTGTGCAACTATAGAAAGCTCTAAACGTTCAGTACCATCCATTTTCAATTCTTCAAATGCAAATTGTGTATCTACACAAACCATATTGCCTGTAATATATGGAATATTTACTGATTCGTATAATGTTAATTCCATTATAGTCGCGCTTATATCAAGTTCGATACCTTTTTCGGGTATACTCAATATAACATTATGAAACTGAAATTCACTTTCTGAGGAAACTTGTGACATATTATCTCAATGCTTTGTTAAATTCTGAATATATTTGTCCTATAACATCAGGTCTAATTATTTTAATTCTTTTGCGATTCTCATTTTCTGCAATAAATCGTTCTGAAAATGTAACAGGAGTTACGACAGACGGTGCAGCTTGTAATGGATCTATATCTACATAATTTCCATTTGCATCTTCATAATGATGCACTGCATTATATTGCTTACCAGCGAATTGTACGTTAATAGTATCAGGATTAAAGAAACCAAATCCAGCTTCAACAACCTCAGCAGCTTGAAAATCAAATGAATTTTCTACATCAACTATAATTTGTCCTAAGTCAGGATGTGTTTGTACAATATTTCCAAATGCGCCACTCTTTTTACCAGTAGCACGGTTACCTATTTTAAAATCACCCTTGAACCAATTATCAAATGTACGAATAAATTGGTGAGGATAATACTTACCCATCTGTTCAAATACTTCTTGAGCAGTTAAAGGCCATCCTTCTTCTTTTATTTTATCGTTAATATAATAAAATAACCAGTAATATCTAATATCTCCGTAAAGACGGTATGAAAGAATATCAGGTCTGTCTCCGTCTAATATAGTATAATCTGTATAAATCGTGATATCATCTTTTACTTGATCGATTATATCTACATATGTACCAAGGTTTTGTGCAACAACTGGATCTAATTCGTTGCCGAATCTATATAATACTTTAGGATAATTTCTGAAATGTGGCATTATTCAAAATCTCCCATTATATCATCAGATGCTAATGCTGATGTTTTATTTAAATAATCTCTTTCTATTAATATGTCATGTTTGTTAAGTGGTCTATATTCGATAAACTTTAAAGACATTGTAGCATCGTGATATTTACCATTATCATAAAACGACATTGCAGTTGTATTATATGTTACATCGACCGCCTGCAAATATGCTGGCAAAAATCTAGTTATAATCGGTAATATACGACCATCTTCAGATGTATATGTTGCTTCAATAGTCATTAGATTAGGAAATCTATATGCTAAAGAAACTCCAGTATCACCTGCTCCTAATTCAACAGGTAATTGTTCCATTCTAAAAAAGTCAATTATGTTTTCTATAGCTATAGATTCTTCTTCACTAGTAGGGATCATTTGAAATGTAAATGACCATTCTCTAATATTCACTTGTTTAAATATAGATCTTGTATTTGGACTCACCTGAATACGTGTAGCATTAGTTACACCTAATCCTGCAGACGTATTAAGTTTACTCACTAATCGATTAGCAAGAAGAGATCCAAACTCTCCACTTACATTACCTGCCATCATATCTCCAATACCACCTAATCCAGCAGATAATGCAGAACCCGCAATACTTGCTAAACTGCCAGTTCCACCCATAATTGCAGCAGACACTGCACCGCCTATAGGACCAAGATTTTCTGGTCCGACAGCTACGTTTTCCATTTGTTGTACATTCATAGGTAAAAATAAAGATACGTGTCTATCTTCTAAATCACCAAAATAATCACTATTCTTACCTGTTCTTATAATAGGTTCTAAACCACGAACAGGATTTGCTTCACCTGCATTAGGTCCATCTGGCGATAAATCTGGAGTTTGTTCATCAGTTTTTTTCTTTATAGCTGTAAAATCTTTAAGATTATCGACTAATGCAGTACCTACATTTTCTAATATTTCAGATAAATCTGTATCACCTAGAAAACTACTAACAGTTTGGCCATTTACTTTCATTGGTTGAAAATGCAATGAAGCTCTATAATTAGATTCATTAAGCATTCCTAGTGATACGTTCGGCGGAAACTCGTACCAATACTTTGCACCTTCAGTTATTTTTTCTCTGTGTGGAGGCATACTAATATCCTATAAATAAACATTTACACTATTTATAACAATTTTCATGGCGTACTCTGGAAAATTCAAACCTAAAAATCCTAAGAAGTATAAAGGCGACTTCACTAACATTGTTTTTAGATCGATGTGGGAGAAATATTGTTTTAAATGGTGTGATGAGAATGCAGATGTGAAATCATGGTCTAGTGAAGAGACTGTGATACCATACCTATATGAAGTAGATAAGAAGTATCATCGGTACTTCATGGACCTTAAGATTACATTTAAATCAGGCCAAACAATCCTTGTAGAAATTAAACCATCAAATCAGACCGTACCGCCCGTGTACCCGGGTAGGAAGACAAAGAGATATATCAGTGAAGGTCTAACATATGTGAAGAATCAAAACAAATGGAAAGCTGCACAACGATATGCAAAAGACCGTGGTTATGGTTTTCAGATATGGACTGAACATACTCTTGAAAAGATGGGAATCATGCCAAAGTCTAGTAAACCACTTAAACCATATACACGCAAAAAACGTGTATAAATAGATGCATGGCGACAAGTAATTTATTTTCAGATTTAGAGATTGCAGCATTCCGTGCAGGTATAACACCACGGACAAAAGAATCTATTGCATGGTTTAGAAAGAAAGCTACTCAATTAGGTACAGTAACTGGCGGTTCTATCTTTAGAGATGAACAAGTAAAGATGCGAGCTTCTCTAAGAAATCCAGTAGGTAACATGTATATGTTCTATTATAATGCAAAATATAGAAATACATTGCCATACTTTGATGCGTTTCCACTTGTTGTAATAACATCGCTTGCCGAAGGTGGTTTCTATGGTTTAAACTTACATTATCTACCACCTGTTATGAGAGCTAAAGCACTCAATGGATTGTTGGGTAGTGACGGTTTACCAGCAAAATATTACAAACCTACTATACATAGATACTTAACATCACAAGTACGTAGTAAGTTTGCATTAATTGATAAACCAGAATGGGAAATAGCCACGTTTTTACCAGCAGCACAATGGAGAGGTGCAGGTGTTGGTAAAGTATATCAAGATTCAAGGAGCAAAGTAAGAAATGGCTAGCATAAATGAAATTAAAGCGTTAGCATCTCGTAAGGGTGGTTTCGCGCAATCAAGTCAATTTTTAGTAAAGCTTCCAGATATTGGTTTCTATAACACAAGAGATTTGAATATACTTTGTAAAAATGTAGTTCTGCCAGGTAGACAGATATTAACAAGTGACAGAGTCATAGGTGTTAAGCAAACTAAAGTTGCATATGGATTTGCAACAGGACCCGTAAGTATGACATTTCAAGTGTTAAATGATTATGGTGTAAAAGAATATTTTGAACTATGGCAAAATAGAATAATTAATAATGGAAATTATGCACCAACATATAAAAATACATATGCACGAGATATGCAAATCGTACAATTAAAAAAAGGTGTGGGATTTGATACAGACTTACAACTGGGTCCATTCAGACTAGACATAGATTTATTCAAGAGCGCTAATGTTGTATATGAATGTACACTTTTAAATGCATTTCCAACTTCTATGGTTGATATAGCATTATCTAATGAAAATGGATTAGTCGAATTAACAATGGAATTTGAATATGATAATTGGAAGAGTGCTAGGTTCTACAATGATGCTAGTACTCAAAACTTAAGACTATTAGGAACCCTAATAAATACGGTTAATAATATTGTAAATTAATGAGGTTATATTATGGCACTGCCAAAACTGAATGATACGCCTAAGTATAGCGTAGATATACCATCAATGAAGAAAACGGTTAAGTTCAGACCGTTCTTAGTGAAAGAAGAAAAAGTTTTATTATTGGCAATGGAATCTGATGAAGAAGATCAGGTACTCGGAGCAATAATGGATACTATTGAATCATGTATTATGGACGATATCAATATCACTCAACTAACTACATATGATATTGAATATTTGTTTACAAAGATACGTGGTAAATCAGTAGGTGAAACAACTAGAGTTAAACTTAAATGCGAGACTTGTGAAACAGAGAACGAGGTTGTGATCCCACTAGATGAAATTAAAGTAATTGGAGATGATGTAGATCCAATTATTGAACTACAACCTGGTATGCAACTTGAAATGAGACATCCAGCTTATTATGAATTAAAGAATGACGAACATATTCAATCAGGTGAAACAGCTGCGGCTACATTCGCTATGATTAGGCATTGTCTAAAGGCTATAAAAACTGAAGATAGTATTATAAACTTGAAGGATGAGCCAACTAAAGATGTGGATGATTTTATTGAGAGTATGAATACAGAACAATTTGAAAAGGTCAGAGAGTTTGTAGAAACAATACCGGCCATGAAACATGATGTAGAATTTAATTGCTCATGCGGGCATCATAATAAAATAGAATTGAAAGGAATGCAATCTTTTTTCTAGTGTGTCTATCTCACACGAGCCTGTTAGATTACTACAACACGGTATTTCAACTAATGCAACATCATAAGTATTCGTTGAGTGAGATAGACGGAATGATACCATGGGAAAAAGATGTGTACATTAGTATGTTAGCTGAATTTATAAGAGAACAAAAAGAAGAAATGAATAGGCAAAAATACAATGGTTAAAACAACATCACAAGGACCTGAAACAAGATTTGGCACTCTGTCAAATGTTGTAGATCAGCTAAAACAAACTAATCAGCTTTTAGATAAACAAGGTTCAGCTCTCATTAATTTTATAAAAAGTCAGGAAAAAACAAAAGCTTTAGCTTCTAAAGATGCTTTAGAATCTGGTAGAGAAGGAAGAGCCGGTGGTGGAAGAATGATGGGTGCAGGCCGAGCTATTTTAAGAGGCGGGGCCGAAATGACAGGTCTACCTGCATTAGGCAGAGGCTTAGGTATGTTACTAGCTCCTATCACAGCTGGTATCGGATTCATATTAAAGCCATTAAAATTTTTAGGTAAACTTTTAATAAAAGGTGGACCTATAGGATTATTAATAACTGGTATGTATCTATTTTTTAAAGATATAGCAGAAAATCCTACGTTTAATAAAGTCATAGAAAATCTAAAAACAACTTGGAATGACAGTATTGTTCCAACATTTACAAGTATAAAAGAATCTGTAGATGCAATATTAAGTAATGACGGCGTAAAAGATGCATTTGAATCTATAAAAAAATGGTTTGTTAATTTTAAAACACAGATTCAAGACTGGGTTTTAGTTAACCTTGAAATCATTACAAATACTATAGCAGGTGTTCTAAAAGGCGTAGATGATCTATTAAAAGGTGATTGGAAAGCCGGAATCAGTAAAATAGGTAAATCACTATTTAACGGCATCAAAAATTTCTTCGATAATGCTATGACTAACATATTAGAATTATTTGGCATAGACTTTGGGGAGGGAGGATCTTTCCTAACTAGTGCAGAGGGTATTATCAATACATTACTTATTAATATGCTTTCTAAATTTAATGATTTTAAACAAGGCATTAAAGATAGTTTTGCTTCTATGATTAATTTCTTTGTAGGAGAAAACGGTTATGTAATGACTACTATTACTAGTATGAAGCTTAGTATTACTAATAAGTGGAATTCATTTAAAGAAACTGTCGTATCTACATGGCAAAGAATGGTAGAAGACGTAAAGACTGCATTCACGGATGCAGTAGATAATATAATCTTAAAAAACGTGGCTAAAATTGTAGGTTTAAAAGATGGTATGATTGAGAAGTGGGGTGAAATAAAAGATAGTTTAATGGAATCTATAGGTGCCGTAGCTATGTGGTTTAAATTTAAACCAAGAGAATTAGGTCTTTTATTAGAAGAAAAATGGGTTGAGACTAAAGGTGTATTTTTAGAAAAACTAGCTTCATTTGCTGGCACAATCCAAGCAATTCCTTCTCAATTAAAATTAGCGTTATTAGAAAATCTCAAAGAAACTCCATTACTAGGAGGATTAGTAACTGATAATATGTTAGCTAATGCTCGAGCAAATGTTGATAGTGGAAAAGGTTTTGCTGAAATGCTTATAGCAGATCAAAGGTCTAAAACCCAAGAGGAATTGAAAAGAATACAAAAAGATCGTATTGCTTTAGGAATGGAAAAGATAAGAGCTGAAAGAGCTATGACGACTGTTTTACAACAAAATACTGGTGGAACAACAGTTAATACAACTAATTTAAATCCTAATTCAGGATCGGTAGCTGACCCATACGCATCAAGCTATATGGGTCATGCATTACCTGGAGCTTTTTAGTCAGCGTTTGCTAACCGAGCGAAGTAGCTCATAGTATCTTCTTCGTTTTCTTCCGATACTTGCTCAGCAGTTACCGGTTCTTGTGGGATGTGAGGATTCACAGCCGCTGCTGGTTCTTTAGGTGGCGCAACCTCATCTAGTGATACGGCTGCGGCAACTGTTTGTGGTGCAGTCATTCCAAGAATAGTATTCAACTTAGTCTTTAGTTCATCATATGATTTATAATTCTTTGGATCTGTCCACTCAGATAGATCATGCATCTGATTATAGATTGTTTCTAAAGCTGCATCATCATCTGCTATTGCACTTTTCGATGCAAATTCAGATTTATCATAGTTACGATACCCTTCAACCTGACGAATCTTCAGTTTAAAGTTAGCACCTTCCCACATGTCGAACGGATTCACCGGTTCTTCATCTTGGAATTGTGGTTGCATCATATCCATAATCTTATCGAAGATCTTCTTACCATACTGATACATGAATATCTTGCCTTCGTTGGCAGGATTACCTGGATCAGATACAACAAGAATGTTTGAGACATAATGAAGTCGACGCTTTTGTGTACGTGCTTTATCTTTGTCTGCTTCGATACCAGAATTCCATAGTAGAGAGTTCATCTCACCGACTGGATCATTCAATCCAATAGATGTTAGTGACTTTTCAATATACCATTGACCTTGTGGACCTTTAAATCCATGATCCCAATATCGGGCCCATGGAACATCTTGTCCTTCTCCGGCTGGTAGAAAACGAATGACTGCGTAACCATTACCGGCTTTATCAACCGTTGGCTTCCACATTCTTTCGTCTACATAGGATTTTTTTTCTGTATTACCGCCACCGACTGCTTCGGCTGCTTGTAATAAATTTGATATTTGATCGCGATTGCGTTTTAAGTTTGCAAAACTCATATGTTACCTCATATTGCTGAAATGTTACTGAAATATTATACACTGGATAATTCATAATGTACATGTATATTTATTCAAAAAAACTATCATCCAGTGAATTTGTTTTAGGCAATAAATTAAGAGACATTGCCTCAGCCTCAAGTTTGTCCTTGATAATAGGACTCACAAACTTTCGAACATCTTCTGGTTCGATGTTGTTCTTTTCGCAGATGTCGAGGATTGCATCCATATAGGATAGCTTCTTCTGTACAACAGCCTCCTCGATCATCTTGCCAAATTTAGATTTAGTTAGAAACTCTTCGCTCATTTAATCTCCCATAGTTAAGTCATCCCAAACAGTTCCGATGTCTGAGTAGAATACACCATGCGTACGTTTTGCCATACCGTCTTTATCATAGGCAGGCACAACACTACGCCATTTAATTTTATTCTGTTGATACTCACCATAGCAATCATCAACATAGTCACCATCACGTAAGTACTTCTCAAGATTACGAATGTAAGCCTGATGATTAGCTACACGTGCAGGTGCACCTTTTGTATTTGCTCGTAGATCTTTACGAGCGAGTGCTAACTCTTCACGCTGAGTCTTAATCCAACCTTGTATCTTTCGAAAGTGAAAGGGATCATCCTCAGTCCGTGCAAGCACAGTCTCGTGGATGTATTTGTATTGAGGTGGATTAGCCGCCTGTCTTTTTGCTCTAGCTTTTGCTAGACGTTCACCAGCTGCTTTGCGCTGTTCTTCTGACATAGGCTTGCGTTTTTTACGAATTTTAACCATACTATTTCTCCTTCATAATAGTATTCTATCACAGTTTTACGCAATTGTACACAGTTAAATTTATTTTTTTATGAGGTGTGATAATTATGTTACACCTCTGAATCAGGATGTAAGATAATTTGCTCACCATCCTGATCAATTCCTGTTTTTAGAAAACCTTTATCAATGAGAATTGTAATAGTCGTATCTATTATTTCGTCAGTCTGACGTTGTGCATATGACTTACCGATCATATACGCAACACCTGATGCAACGAATAATAGTATCCACATTAATATCTGATAATCAATACCTGTCATTCACATACAAAGCTCACTACATTAGAAATCCTAAATGATCTCCAACCTTCTTTATTTACATCCCATACAGCAAGAACCTCTTCGTTCAAATCACGAACTTTCTTTTGTGTAATAGGATCTTTAGTCGCTTTTGGAATTACATCTTCCCTAAGCGTACAAATCATATTACGTTCCTCGCCGTTTAGTTTTGTAAATATCACTCGACACTGTGATGTTTGCAGCATCTCCATCATCTCGTTTCTTGTAAGCATCTTTCACCTCCAATGTGTATGTGCCTTCAGGTAATGTCCAAGCTTTCATTAGCTTGTAATACATTGTTGCAGTCATAGTTATAACGTCAAAGAACTGTATTTTTTCATTCCATTGTCGTATATAAACTAAGTCGTCATATATGAGCACAGAAACATCCTCACCACCTAAGTCATTTAAAATGGTGATCAGTGTTTCATCCATATCATTTTCGATAGTAAACATTAGTCTATCATAATCTCTTCTTCCGGTTCATATTCGATAAACATCTTTAATGTTCCGCCGTCATCTTGTAAATCAAATTGTACAGCAGTTACATTATTTCTTACAAGCTGTCTACCATTATTATCTATAACTTCAATTCGTTCAATCTTTTCCCAGTCCATACTCAAATCCAATCACTATACCAGGTTCAATATTACCATTTACATCTTCAGCTGCTGGACTAATAAAAAAGTTTTTATATGTTGCTCTCATAAAAGGAACAACATCATTGAGTTCGTCGTATCCAGTAGAGATTCCTATCTCAGCACCAAAGTCTTTATATTCATATCTATAGCCGGCATACAGACTCATTCTGTCCATACTATTATAATATGCACCAGCAATTTTACCGTCATCTTGCCATCTCACGTGTGGGTGTATCTGATTATAATCGCCTTCTAATCCTACGTGAAGTGATAAGCCTATGGCAAGTGCGAGACTACTCATCGCCTCATCTTTGCCATAGCTTCTGCATCTTTCTTACGTGTAACAGGTACACTATTAGATTTATGCATAGTGCCTATACCAATGATATAGTCACCTGTGTATTGATTTGCCTTGCCCTTTGGACAAGTGCCAGGTATGGCATCAGAAGTCTTAACGCCTGAATCTCCATCATTTCTATATGTAGGTATTTCTGATCTAACATCTGATGCCTTACCCTTTACGCCCATCTTCTTTAGAAAGGCTTCGTGATGTGCCATGGCTTCTTTCCATCCAGGTTTACGTTTAACCTTACGACGGCTACCATGAACTTGTACACCACGAATCATATGCATACTCATAATAATCTCCTTGTCAATTGGAGGGGCTTCTCGAGTGCCCCTCCAACCTATCTGCATTTAACGTATGCAGCAACCGACTGAGTTTATCGGTACCAGTGACTAAACCGACCTAAATGCCCTGTACAGGAACTTTCAATTACATCTAGGCTTTTTTGGGTACGTTTGGCGTAATTGCCAGGCTTTCCCCTTTGCCTATTAGTCCCAATCGTTATCGTAACGAGTGGTTTCGTACATGGTTTCACCATAGTACTCTTTTGCATAACTAGATGCATCTGTGTATTGATAGATGTTAGTCTCTTTAGGCAAAGGCATGTCTTTCAGATTCTTAGACTTTTTAATCTGAGGTTTAAGAGCACGTGTTTTACGCTTGATAGCGTCCATTCTCTTTTTACGATTAAGATGATCAGCTGCTTTTTTGATAAGAGCCATACGTTCGTCATAAGTAGTTGCTATAGTCATGTGACCTCCATAATATAATTTGATCCTACACTATTGGTAGGTATTTGTACATGTGACAGGATGTCACACCTAATCGTAGCACATCCTGCCATCATGCATTCTGAATACATCAGTCAACTGATCATCGAGATATTCTAGATCATCTTTGTTGCACTGAAACCTAATGCCGATTCCACCTGCATTTTCCCATGCAATGATGTTTGAAGGCTTATCATCAATTAAGATGTTAGGTTTACCAGACAATCGACTGATTGCATACTTATGCTTATTAGAAGTAAAGATAAGCTTCTCAAGATCATCAGGCATAAAACCGTGAATTGTAAGCCACTTACGTTTCCAAAAAGCAGAGTTGTAATGATCATCTCGTAGAGGTGAAGAACAGATTCCCCAATCTCCATCTGAATGTTCTTTTACAATCTCAACGATATCGGCAGCTTCAGCAAAAGCAGGAATCTGATAAAAGAAATCTGTATTGCGAATCTCATTCAAGCATCGCTCGATATTCTTTATATCTTTCCAGTGATCAGCACCGAAATCATCTTCTAGTTTTCCAAAGAAGTCAGCAATGACTCCATCCATATCTAAATATACTGTCATTACACACCAAACCTATCTGCTATTTCATCTAGCGCTTCTTGTCCGCCTGATGATAGCCTATCCCAATCGAAATATAAATCTTCGATTAATTTTTTCACAAGAGTAGCACTCCATCCTTCAACAGTCAAAGCCTTTATATCAGCTATGTAGTCTAGAGTTGCTTTTCCACTAGATGACATTCGATAATAATCGAAATATAAGTCATCAATTAATTCTTTATTTTTTTCAGAAACACCCATTAAGCAGCCTCCTCTTCCATCGCTTTTGCAATGATCATGTTTGAGCGATAATGAATACCGAACTGCTCAACCGCTGCTAACTTAATAATCCTACGAAACTCAGGAGCTATTGTGTCTTCACAATATTCCCAGTTGATTTTTGCATCAAAAGCAAGTTGACTACGAACAGTAGGAACAGGTACCTCAGCATAGTTCATGCCAAAGATAGAAGCAAATTCTTTACGACGATTTGCTAAACCATTGTTGAAGCAGTCATACACAGCATTCTGAGCTTTACGAAATCTCTCAAGATACTTGTTAGCTGAACGAGGTGATTCTACTGAACCTTCAAGAGGAATTAATTCATTCAACTTGTCAATTACTGTCTCTAGATCGCCAAGACTTTTTTGCATAAACATAATAATCTCCTTCATGTTATATTAATAATCTAACATGTTTCATATCAAATGTACATAAAAAAATGCGCATAAAGCGCACTTTTTTCATTTTATTTAGTTATTGTGACATTTATGTCACACTATTGTGATAATGGATTATCTAATGCTTCTTGTAGTCTTTCGAATATTTCTTTATCTAATGCCTTCATATCAGTTCGTATATCTTTATCTAATAGCCTTGCACTAGCTTCTATTTCACGTATAGATGCGGTAACATCTTTCTGTTGTTCATTCATATCATTTCGTATAGATTCTAATGTATTACCTATACTAGCTTGTGTAGCTTTAATTCGTGCTTCTGATTCCTCAAGGTTGGTACTGATCTTATCTCTCAGATCTGCCATCGTGTCTTGATTATCTTTCAGAGTAATTCTAAATCTCTCTTCAAATGTATCAAGCTTTGTATATACGTCATTACGTAGTTTACGTACAGTTGCTTCTGCTCTTTGTACTTGTTCTTCTAAAAGGACTATTTGTCCTTCTAGTCGTGAAACATCATTGGCTAAGTCTTGTCTGATCTCTGTCGTATATGCTATAGCATCGTTTAGTTTTTGTAATTGTAAATCATTAGCGGCCGCTATCTCATCTACATCGACATTCTGAACAATCTCTCTCATGTCCATATAGTCTTTGTAGAATTCGAATCCTCCCCATGCAGCACCACCTAATGTAGATAATGCAGTAAGAATCACCATCATCTTACCGCCTCTAAAAGTCATGCCTCCGAATTCCATCTCAGCCATTGATCAGTCCTTGTAGTTGTGGACCAAAACTACCAACAGCCCATAGCATGATAACTAAAGCGATTACTCCGATTAATACCCATTTCATCTTGAAATCATCTACTGTCATTTTAAATGCAAACAATTCGTTACCTAACACACGAATTGCCATTTCTAATTTGCCTTCTGGTTCATCTGCCATATCTATTCCTCAAATTGTAATTCTTTGAGAGATTGAATTTCTTTTCTTAGTTGTTCCAACTCTAAAGATTTCTTTTGCAATTCTAATTCATATAATCTATTACAGTCAATTCTTTTCTTTGGTTTAGATCCGAGTGGTATTACTATCCGACTATAAACACCGATACTGCCAACATCTTTCTCATTTATCCAATTGTTCATCGAATCATATCTACCACCATCTATGAGTCCGGTTACACCAAACTCTAATGTGGTTGCAGAACCGATTGCATTCGAACAATCCATTTGACCTGATTTAAATTTATCTGATTGATAACTACCAGGTGCACTTGGTAATTGTAGGTTTAGAGATTCTGCATAAGCAGAACCAGCCATCATACAAATAACCAAAATAATATATCGCATTATAATCTCACTTAACTCTGGAGCAAATCCTCGATCTAACTCCCGTACCTGTCACTTCAGATTTTAAATGCTTTGATGTAGTGCAAATAAACTCTATTCGTTCAAGGTCTTGTTTTCTGATATTGACGTCAAAATCTGCATGTTCTAGATGCTCTAGTTTCATTATCTTATTTTTCGAATGAAATGGTATTTTATTCCATTCCTCATCATGTACAGATACTTCATAATATTTTACATCCTCACGTCTGTTCCACATATGTAACTTAGCAAAGTATACACCATCAACAATATGTGGTTTAAACTCAGGATATGTCGGCGTCAGTTCATGGGCTGCAGCGCTACTCGTAAATAACACCGCAGCCATTAATAATTTCCACATCGCGTGTCTCCCTTTTAGAGGGTATTAGTCGGCAACACACGTAGCTGTAACCATAGCTTTGTACTCGCCACCTGGAAATGGTTTACCTTCACCATATGTGACTTCTGATTCAATTTTAAACCATGCACTTCCGGCTTGTGATAGTGCAAATTCTGTCCACTCGTTGTATTCAGTTTTTGCATCTTCATAACCTGACATAGCTGTAACTGTACCAGATGAATATGTTGTTTCACCATCCCAATTCACAGCATCAGTTAAATTAGGTGATGTTGTAAACTCAGTTGGCCAACCAATCTTAGCGGTATAAGCATCTGCAAGAGTCACGTCGTAACGTACCATCGCGTCAATACCACCATCTGCAGCTTTAGTACTCAACTCATCGGCTGTTGGGTTACCATATACACCTGCAGTAGATGTGTAAACGGAACACTTAGACGATACGGTACCAGATATCTCAGTCGCCCAAGCACCAGTAGTCGCAAGTCCAATTGCTCCAAGGGTTAAAATAGTTCTGAACATTTGTTTCTCCATTATCGTTCATACTGTGAGCGAACCATAGTTCTGTGATTAGCATCAGATGCTAAATTTCTCAACGCTCGTCTATTATCTGGATAATCTGTAGTCGGTAACTTAACTGTTTCCTCATACACACCACCCGGCAATGATGTAGCATAATATTGATTGAGTTTCGGCACTTGCGCTAATTCTGCAAGTATCGAGGCCTGCTCACTTGTATCAACCATGGCTTCCAAACTGTTGTCAGCTCCTAGTTGTTCCTCCAGGCTTTCTTCTTCTCTTTCCTCTTCTTCAACTTCAAGTTCTTCTTCTTCTTTTGGCTTCTCAGCTTCTTCTGCAAGATTAGCTTGAACCCATTCATCATAAAAAGGATCATCGACTTCAGGTGCTTCAAGATTAGCAATGTAATCTGATAAAGCAGCTTCATAACCAGGACATATTGGATCTGCAAGAGGTGTTAAATAACACTTTTCCAATGTCTCATCAATGACCATTTTATAATTATATATTACAAACGGATCTTCTATAGATCCTTCACCTTCAACTTGTAATGAACCATCTCCCCATCGATTCGCATTTGTATATCCAAATCTAAAAAACTTTTGTATCGTGCCACCGTACTGATTACTCCAATCATCTGTATGCTCAAATACTTTTTCACCAGGATTTGCAAGATCTTCATGTGACAAAGTTACAGTTGCATCGTCCTCTTGTTCTTTCACCATTGTATATCTATAATACAAACCATTAATCTCAACAGTCATAAATGGCTGAGAGAAATCAGGCAATATATTTTTCATAGCCCAAGCAAGTCCATCTCGAGCTGCATTATTAGTTGATGCGTAGGTAGTGTCAGAGTAGCAGTAAGAGTAAGAGGCCACCCACAAAACCGCCGCCCATGAGAGTCGACTTAGTTTCATCGTCCATATCCCTAATAATATTCTTCTGTGGTTCTTCAGGCTGACGTTCACTATCTGCCAACCAAGCAGCTTTTGCTGCATCACCTATCATACCATCATAAGGACAAGGTGTACCTGCATCCATCATCGCATCAAATACGCGAGGATCTTGACACATAACTGAAACCGCTGCTACTTTCATACCCATATCATATAAGGTCTTTGCGTTCTTCAGTTTCTCACAATTCATATCCCGTACTGTCTTGCCAGCCGAGATACCTAAAATCTGTGTTTGTACTGCACCAGAAACTCCAACTGTACATAAATCTGAATTTGCTGAATTGATTGATGGTGCAATAGCGGAAGGGGGCGGTGATTTAACCGTTGTAGTAGATGTGCTTGTACTATCAACTGTAGATGTGTTAATGTTATCAGTTTTGATTACATCTTCGGGGGCTTCTTGGCCTAAAGATGCCGTGGCGATAAAAATCATAACCACTAGTAAACCTAGTTGTCTGAGCATATTAAAATCCAAAATAATTTATATATGCTGTATTTATACTAAAGTTTACTTTCAGCGCCTAGCCATGCAAAACATTTTGCGTCAATTGGTTCATATTTTAAACCTAATTGAGTTTCTGTTAATAGCTGTGCCATTTGAGCATTGATTGTTGCCCAACATTGTTCTTCTGTCATAAACTTCATTCTAGAATTTGCAATCTCACATGAAGTAAAACTATGTGGCTGTCCTATAAGGCACCACATTACGGCTGCCGTAAATATTCCAGAGCCCATATTATTTTCCTTTATAAATTTTTTGTAGATGAGTTTCAAACTCTTCTACTTTTGCAAGTCTATTAGGCCACAGAATATATTCTTTCTGTGGATTCTTCTTAAGGTTATTTAATAATGGTACTATCGCATTATATAAGTCGTCTAATTGCTTTTGATTAGACTTAGCAGTCTCACCAATTGTGGCTGCCTTCTCTTGTTCTTTTTGTACTGCTTCAAGTTCGTTTTCATCAACTGCTGTGAAACCGAAATCAAATAAATCCTGGCTCATTTCTATCTCCGTAAACAAATGGTGTCATTACACCATCTTTAAAATGCGAGTACATATTACCTTCTTCTGTTGGTGGTCCAAAATTAAAACGCTGTGCCAACAATTGTCTTTGTCTTGTTCCCTCTTCCACTGACGATGTAGTCCATGTCTTCCAGTCTTTATCGCCATATGGATATACTACTATTGTGGCTTCACCCTCTTCACTCAAACCACCATATGTACTATTCTCTATATCGTTCCGTGTCTTTTTCATCCATTTATAGAGAGACTTTAATCTTGTTGTGATTGCAATCTCATGAATAGGAGTAGGACATCTAAACTGAAAACCTAACTCGTAGACCGGTGTGTTATGTTCAAACTTGATATCTTTCATCAGTTCATACATATTTATCTTTAATTCAGGCAGTTTAACGCCTTGTTCTATGTCATCTTGAAATGCCGTATAGACATAGCTATCTTTGTTTTTATACGGCGTTATAAATTGAATATAGTCCGCCGAAAAGTTACCTGATACTATTGTATCAAGTTTTTCGACAGACTCAGGAGAAAATTCTAAGGGCTCTTCCCTATTAATATTTACATCTTTTAAATAATCATAAAAGATACTAGCGTACTTCGGATTCTTTTTCACGTTCTTTCTTTAGCTTCCATAACATCCATTCGTAGTATCGAATAGGTTCATCATCTTCAGTCGAGTGTGACATATTCCCTCAAATTAATTAATTGCTCTCTTAGACTGTTATTTTGAATTTGCAATTTTCGTACTTGTTCTTCAAGTACTGCAATACGTCCACCATCACCAGCTTGAATAGTACCTAATTCTATACGAATGTCTTGATCCATTGCAGCTGCTTCGGCAAAGCCTTCTAATGTTGCTGATTCAAGATCGTTCATCTGATATTCTAATGACATGATTTCAGTTTGAGCATATACAAGATCGTCTTGTACAGTTTCAATCTGATCAGCAGTATGACCATTCATTAATGCACCTATAATAAGTGCAATTATAGTTTCCATTTTTTTCTCCTACTTTTCAAATCTTAATACATATCGTTTGCCATCAACATAGAATCGAATTGTAGAATGACTATAAACATCTACTAACTGACTACTAACCGAAGTAACATCATTACATACTAATTTCTTCTCATAACCAACAATAGTCTGAGTTTGCTTAGGTTGTGCACCCTTATCAGCGCCTACTAAGCCACCCATTATTGCACCAATAGCTGCACCTTTGTCATCGCCTGTTACAGCTTTGCCACCTGCGGCACCTAATAGCATACCTATCAAAGCTCCGCCTGATGCATTGCCTTGACGAGTTGTTGTACCATAAATTGGTACATTCATATTTTCACAGACTCGTTGAGTAGTCGGTGTGTCTACACGCATAGTCTTTGTATGATCATAGACTCTTACGTCTTTTACCTCAGCAGCAGCGGCCGTCGCAATTCCCATTGCAAGGATCGCCCCACTCGCAGAGGCACTTAGGCTTCTTAGATTCATGTCTCATTAATCTCCAATCCAAATGTTAATAATAGCTAAATTTCCGTCAATACTATTTATTGACCACTCAAAGCCGCTACTTCTCAATAGCGACTTTAATTCTTCTAATCTACTAGCTTCGACTATCATATCCGGCCTGCTGTATGCAAGATGGTATTCCACATTTTGCGTGCACCATCGTCGTCAGCAAATCCTTCATCACTAGCAAAATCCATGCTTGAAGATCCGTAAACTACATTAGCAATGCCATACTTTTCGATTAGCTCAACGCCATCTACAATTGTATCAGCTCGTCTGCCAATTTCACCTTCAGGTGTACCAATAGTAAAACTAATTCCACCTTCACTTGCACTTAAATAATTAATTCCTAAAGTAGCCATATCTCACTCCATTCATTTTCTATAATACTAATATAATACTTTTCACATGGAATGTACATAGTTATTTCACATTTTTTTAAAAAAAGTTAAATGTGTTACTTTTTTGTCACAGCTGTCTGTCTTATATTATCTACTGCATCAGCTACGCGTGACGGATATTCTCCTAAAAAGGTTCCTGCTTTTAGATCATCTATTTTGATGTGATCCTTGTGGAAATGCTCTATTGTGTCCCAACTTTCAATCATCTTCTTTGAAAGACGATCGAATACCCCATCCGACACCAGTGGATCATCTTCCACGTAATACGCGTAAGATGTCATAAGATACCACGGAACCATCATGTTCGGATTCCGGTCTGTCACTTCTAGCATTATTTTCTCTATCATCATTCGATCTTTTTCTTGTTGTCGTGGGGAGGTTGTGGACATTGCTTGACCAATCATCACACGGATCATCACCTGCATGAGCTTGACGCTCATCAGATAATACCATATGTCTGTCCTTTAATTGTTATCTCATATAATATTTATATTAATAGACCTTTATGTCGACATTTTTTCCTTTATTAAATTTTAAATTGTCGTGTTTGTCCATGTGTAATACTATCTGCACATCTGAAAATTCTTCAAACATTTTTTCCCAGATTTTACGCCAATTATTTGTGAGACGAGTATTGTTATTATCGCCTCGGTCTGATTGTAAATAAAAGTCTGTGGCTGAAGATAAATCAAAGTTAAACATAGAATCGAATCCATATAGATGTGCAGTTTTAGGTTTAAACTTTGTAATGCCATAATGAGTTGCTACGTGTCCACAATTAAAATCTGTATATCCGGCAACATACTTAGGTAGGTGTGTATAAAATTCTCTAATAATAGGTGCTTTTTTCATATAGAATGATTGGTGCTTTTGCATATATTGCTTTGGTCTCCAACCTAATACCCATGGCTGAGGCGGAATTACACCATCTTTATTGATTGCATTCATCATTTTAAAATCAACCATAACAGTTGCATATGCATCAGGTATTGGAAGATGTGGAATATTACAAGTTAATTTTCTACCAGGCGAACCTTGCTTATAAAGTGTAGCTGATGGTCCATTACCAATCACATGAAGTATATCATTCATTTCATCATCTCTCGTATTTTATCTTTGCCTTTTGCTCCAGTCCAGTGAATAATCTTTGGATTTGGTGGTGCTGTATTATCTAGAAGATCAAGTCTTAATGTATTATATATTCTAGGTAATTCATTAATATGCGTGAGCTCACGTAGAGGATCGCCGCCTAACATCCAATTTAAAACTTCTTGATCTCCAACTTCTTTGTGTTTCTTTTCCCATATGATCCGAGCCCATTCACGTAAGACTGCTGGTCTTCCTGTATATGCAACTACACCTGAGTTAAACCATCTACCCCGCTCGGGCCTACGTGTGGACCATGGTTGATCAACCGCAATAGTAATCTTACCTTCTTGTACATAATCAAATATGCCATTTAGATTACCACGAATCTCACAATCAGTATCAATCCAACATACTTTATCTGCCCATTGAGATGCTTCTAGCATAATCTGTGGTTTTTTAAACCAACCATCTAGCTCAGGATAACCTTGATCAAAGTCTACAATGTATAAATCATTTTCGTCGCCATGATACTTTTCAAAGTTTTCTATAATCCATGGTAACATCCATTTATTTTTCTCATCACAACCAGTTACAAATATATTAGATGATTTCATATTCGTCACTCCAGTTATGTTTAGCTAAGCAACCTGCTTCTTTTTGTATTGTAGTAAATGAGTCTTTACATGTGACAGGCCATGGATGATATTCTTCTAACCATGGAAACCAATGCTTATTTAAATATACATCAGTCGGTTTTGCATTCTTAATTCCGTTGATGAGTAAGTCAGCTCCTTGTTTATTCAAACGATAAGCATGAGCACCAGGAAAATATGGTTTTGATATAAGAGGACCAATGCCTCCATATAGAGGCTGAACCCATTTTCCATACGATGGTTCACCAAGATTTACACAACCAAAATAAAAGAGTGGATCTGGAATAGGACCTAAAACATATGCATCATGCTCAAAGACTGTGACTTCTATATTTTCTTTTGATGCAATTTCCCAGCAACTATAATGTGATAGGAAAGCTGCCATACAATTTTCTAATCGAGAATACTTTTCTACGAATCCCTCTTCAGGAATCCCACGTTCGACAAATGCTTTTTTGATATCTGTATTTTCTGGTGTACATGCTGGAAAATGTTCTATTTCTAATCCATGTGCTTTACCAGATAATATGCAACGTTTAGCTGCTTCAACGGACTTCTCGTTGTCCATAATAGTAATTACATAATTTTTCATGTTGTAGTGCTGGGTAAACCTTGTACTCTTGTATAGTGATGTTTAGTTACACCCATTCCTCTCACTAGTTGTTTACACATTATTGCGTCGTTTGGCCAAAGACCATATTTAAATACGGCTGACATGCATCTCTCTGCACCCTCTGGTGTTATTATATATGCTGAGTTTCCGGCTATGCCTTGTGGTATATTGAACTCATCGATAGATGGTACATTCTGTACAAAGTTAGGATCTAATTCGATTAGTCTCTTAAACTCTCGTGCTTTTCTTGTAGCTCCGAGTGGATCGTTTATACCAATAATCTGATAATCCCATTCTAAAATTACATCAATAGGAATCTGTTTAATAAAATATGCATCGTGTTCTAATATAAGAAATGTTTCTTTTGTCTCAAAGCATTCTGCCCATAATCTAAAATGACTCATAGCACAAGCGATTCTTGCCTTAGGATCTCTACCAACATATGCGCGCTTTATCAGTCCAGTTGCGAAGTCACTAACTTGGCCTTCCCATGGATAATTCCATGTGATATCAAAATCTACCATTTCTGATTCTGCTGTCCACGGGGTAGAAGCTTCGAAGTTACCGATAGAAAACTCTTGCTCAGTATCTTTATAGCTTTTTAGTAAACGATTAAATCCTAATTCGGATGTCTCATTACCCGGTATTACTATTACTTGGGCTCTCATTTTTTCCTTGCAGCGTAGATAGTACAATTTACCCCATGGGTTGTGTTGTAAAACTCATCTACGAATTCTAATCCACCATGTTTTAATATGTCCATTACTTCTTTTCTGCTTTCAATTTTCAATGGATCACTTGGTCTGGATACATTAATTTTACGATCAGTAGACATTTCCAAAAATGCCCATCCGCCTTGTTTTAGTTGATCTCCCCATGTCTTAATACATTTCCATGGGTCGTATGAATGATCAAAAGAATTAGAATATAGAATATCAAAATGATTTACCCATTCTTTCTTTTGTTCATGAAAGTCATGTTGTACAGTCATATTGAATTGTGTAGCAGTTTCAGATATTTCTGTACCTATAATTTCTACGTTTTCACCATAAATTTGTTGAAAATAATTTTGCTCAGATCCATTGCGTGTACCATGACATATAATTGCTTTAGGATATAAAACTCTTGAAGCAATTTTATCTAATGTACTTTTTTGTACCCAAACACTTGCAAGCTTTACTTTGTTAGCTTTTGTTTGTTCATCTACATATTCGTCATAATTTTTATATTCATAAATTTTCATTTTACATCATTGTATTCAACTGGAATACGTTCCTCTCTTTTAATTACTGTATAACCGACACTATGTGTATAGTGATCAATAATAGTCCATGATTGTTCTACCTCAGTGATATAATCAACAATTGTTCTTAATATACCTGAATTAGATCCATAATTTGCTGTATCGTGAAATACAATATATTTTTTTACAGATGGTGCATGAAGCCTTAATTCATTCATTAAATGATTAGGTACGTGTAAACTATCTATATGTAGTAAATCACAATTACTAACTGACCCTTTGTCTATACTAGATTTTACAACATAGTTATATACTATGCCTTGCTTCTTTGCATATTCTTCAAATAAATGTGCATAAGGTTCATAGTAATCTGGTTGTATATCATAACCAGTTAATTGATACGGATTTGCTAACATCATAGCAGCGAGTGTACCGCCTTGACAAACACCTAGCTCTTTTACCATATTTACATCTTCATCTTGTATACAAGTTCTCAATGCTTCATGATGTGCAATATATTCTCTGCCGTGTGCAAGTGCTTGTTTTTCAGAAATCTCTTTATAAAATTGTTCAAGGGTTTCACAATGTGTTAAGTCTGGTCTAATCATCTTTCATTCTCTTCATAGCTTTACGAATTCCATACCAAAACCATATCTTCCAAAATATTTTAGCCCATGGATCTGTATACATTATATAATGCTGAATCTTTTTTATCATTATATCATATTCATTAGGTCTTGTACATTCTCTCCGCGATTAGGTAATTTATCTTTGAGAAAGAAATGTACAAAATTGCATTCTTTAATATTCGTATTTGCTGTAAACAATCCATTCCATTTCCAGTCTAAATTGTTTACAAGCATTCGTTCTTTCTTTACCCAATAATTAAGTAAAGTCTGGTCTGTTGACCATTTCCATGGTCCCATGCCATCAACAAAAGCTTTAAACTCTGGTCGACGGATAAATTGTTCGGGTGTTTGACCTCGCAGATATTTACTAATAGATTTATTGATAACCATCATACCCATATTGTAAAAGTCTGCACCTAAATTATTCCAATCGAATAATTCAGATATTCTGTTATGTGCATATTGCATTCTACTATAGTTGTGAATCTTTGCCTGATATTCAGGCGTGATTGCCATAGTTCGTTCTATAACTCCAGCAAAATCACAATCAGTGCCACTAGCGCTAAAAACACATTCGTCACAATCAGGCCGTATAAAAATATCAGCGTCAATAATAGCAATTTGATCGTACGAATCGAGGTAAGCGAAAGCATTTTCTTTTTCATAGATTGGAAGGAATCCACCATATTTTTCATATGACTCTCTACTCCTATTTGTTGTAAAAATATCCGGCGCAATGCATAGAATAGGCTCACGTTGAATTAGATAATGTGCGCCTATTCTATCTGCATATTCTTTCACACTTTGTGTACAGTGATCATATAAAGCTGATCGCTTGCCGGTGTACACTTGGTAAATCAATCTTTTCATAATAATACTTATCTTTATTTTTTATCGGTTGGCTTATCTTTCTTGGCGTAAGCTTGTGCACCAAAGAATGCCGCTACTAAACCGGCAATTGCCACAAAATATGTGGGTGCGATGTTACTAATAAGCTGGGCCGCTGTTTCTTGACCTAAGAATGATGTAACAAGGATTACTACTGGATATAGTAGCATTCCCCAAAGAGCAAACCATGCCATGGCACGTATCTGATCTTCTTTTGCATCTTCATTCTCAAATCTTACTTTTTCTTGTTCGAGCCTCATCATCTCTTCAGCTTGCTTCATCTCTTCATCAGTAATTACGCCATCACCATCTGTATCAAATTGTGCGTAAATTGAATCGGATTGAAGTACCTTTTCTTTTTTATTTGGCTTCACCTTTTGCTCGACGCCGAACTTGTTCTTTTTCGTCGCCATAAACTTCTCCCAGTATTTGTTTTGATAGTTCCATCACGGGTTTATAATTTTTACGGAACCTATTTTTCTTATAGCCTTCTTCTACGAAGTACTCGATGTTATTTATAGTACCATTAAGGTCTGGCAAATTAAAGCCACGGCCTTTCTGCACTAGTTCCTCCCATTGGCTTCTCATATTCAGGACTGTAAAGAAATTCATGTGTGTATTTTCCTTTCACTAAACGGATATCTTTTGTTGTTTTCCAGTATAACCAACTCATCATACAATGATCTCTATCAAAGAATATAACCATGTCAATTAGCCATACGCAATTTGATTGACCATCTCTTTTCCTCTCATACTGGCGAGCAGAAAAAGTTTGATTAGATGCACCACCTAAAATTACATTAAACAATACAGAAAGTGCAATTCCAATTCTTTTAAAATATTTACGCAGGAGCGGTACGTACCTCATGACGGTACGCTTCGATTGCTTTGAGTAAATCATCAGTCCAATTATCCCTATGTTCTTTGAACAACAACGGACGTTCGTTATCAACATCCATAATCGTTACTAGGTTCACTATAGGCATACCTGTTCTTTCTTCCCACATAATTGCATAAGCAGCTTCTTGCATAAAGTAATTTGTGATTTTATCTTTTGTCTTTATCCTCTTAGAAGTTTTAAAGTCAATAATAGATGGTACGCCATCAAATACTCCAACACAATCGACGCGTCCAGCTACACCTAAATGTTTAGAATATAATGGACACTCTTGTTCATATATTTTGTCGATTCTGTGGAGATAAGGTTTGAGGTTCTCCAAAGATGCTAAGATATCTGGAGTCCATTTTTTAGGATCATGTTCATTATCTAGGTACTGTTCAACTATCTCGTGTACTTTAGTGCCACGTGTAGATGCTCGGTAAGAAACCTTATTGGCCTCTTCTTCGCCTACTCTTTCTCTCCAGGCTCTGATTGCATCGCGAGAAAGTAAGCTAAGCACAGTGGTGATACTTGGATATCTACTACCATCCGGGGCTTTATAAACACGACCGGAGTCGGTTGTGTCTGCGTCGAGATTGTCATATCCTAGATCTATCTTTTCGTGTATAAATTGTTTCATCTTCTTTCACATCATTCATAATCTTATCATACTCTTTTTCAGAAAATTTTATCTTAGGTTCGTTACTCAGATAATTATTCTTGTTTCGACCTTTCTTTTTATTACGCGGGTCGAACCGAGCATATTTAGCCATGACATTATCCTTTTCTCATGTACATTTCTTTTGCCATTATATAATCACGGACAACTCCGGATCTTACAATATCTTCCCATCCAAATTCAACATGGGTAAAGTCTTTGAGTTGTTCCGCAATCTGTATAAAATTTATCAGTCCGTTTTTTTCATCATCATATTTAAAGTCGGATTGATGATAATCTCCACAAAAAATAATCTTACAGTTTCTACCAATACGTGTTATAACTGAATCTAGTTCGTGAAAGTTTAGATTCTGCATTTCATCAACAACAATAATTGTATCATTGAATGTTACGCCACGTATGAATGAAGTTGATTCGAAGTTAAGAAGTTTTTGTTGTTCAAGTTTGAACCATGCTTCTTTATCGTTGAAAAGCTCTTGTAAGATACTTTTGTATGGCGAGGTATAGGCTTCCTCCTTTTCGTTTTTAGATCCTGGCAAGTAACCGATTTCACGTGTCGGCACTATAGATCTAACTAGTGTTACATTATCATATACGGTTTCTCGATCTAGCACCTCTTCTAAAGCAAGGTGTAAACCAAGAAAAGTTTTGCCGGTTCCTGGTGAACCTGACATGATAATGTTGTCTCCGTCATCCCACGCATTACACACTTCTTCTTGCGCTGGAGTCATCGGCTCTAGTGGAAACAAATTTTCAAGTTTTACCATAGAGCTCTTAGTAGTTCTTCTAGACATTAATGTTGTTACGCCGACCGCTGTTTTTCTTTACTTCTTTCAACACATCTCTCCAACCTTCACCGGCTTTTGAAATATTTGATTGACCTGCATTAGCCGCAATCTTTATTGGTTTTATTACATGTCTTAATTTTCTATCTTTGTTCAAAGTAATTTTAAGCTGCTCATAACTCATGTTGACTTCCCAAGTCTCTTGAGTCTCTTTATTTTCTAGCGTATAGATCGGCATAATATTTCCCTATAAAAAAATATATATAATTACGCTACGTTGAACCATTCAGGTACATCACGCTTTGTCCATACCATTTTGAATCTATCTTGTTTTGTTTGATAGTATTCTCTGTATGACCTGATCGTTTGACCTTCGTGCATGCATTGTGGTTCATGCGTCATAGCAAGTTTAAAATCTGTAAATGGTACTTGCGGAATATTTTTTGGAGGCTTGACTAGCCAAAACTTTAGTCTCTCTGTACTATGTGATTTACCATAACGATAAGTATACTCGTCTAGCAATGCACAAAAATGATCGTAATGCCAACGATAATTGTAAACTGATTCCATAGTCCATACAGTACATGGATGTCCATGATGTACGGCTTTGTAGAGTACATCTTCCATCTCTTGTCGTGGATGTACCCAGTAATTAATCATTCTCTTACCAGATTTTGACGGACGTTTTTCGACGTAACCATCCAGCATCCGATGAGCTGTTGATAACATTTGAGCTGACTCTACAATCATTTTGACAACGTGCTTGTCGCATTGTAATTGAGCAGCAATCTTGGGGTTATGGTCTAACACAAAAATATTCATAGTATACTCCTCCGCTTCATAGCGATAATTTATTATACACAGATTTGGCGGAGAAGTACACAGTTAATTTCCTCCTAACCTACTTTTTTTAGTTCAGCAATGTGGTAATCTAAAAAGTCTTTACGTTTCCTAACCTTGTTGGCAATGTCATGTTTGCCTTTGTTAACCAGTTTATGTACATAATTTTCTAACTCTCGTGAATCCCTCTTCAATCTTTCGATCTTTGCTGATATCATACTTGTCTTTCTCCTAAGTAAAAAAACCACCGAAGCCGGAGCTCAGTGGTTCAATTTAGTTTGTTAGAATGAATCGCCGCATTAGCCTTCGTCCTGTAATAATCCTGGAAAAGCCTCATCGATAACCGGTCGACTAATACCCTCAGGTTTTTCTTTACTTACCATTGAAATGACCAATTTGGCATCTTCGGGGTGAATACCTTCTAAAAGCTGAATAAATCGTTTCTCTCGTTCGAAATTTTTTAGGTTGTCGCCTGGACCTCCTTTTACGAACCATCGAAAATCTTTATTTCTTTTTTGAAGGTTGGTCGGTGCGCTTTCAGCCGGTGAAGGAGTATATGGAGGTGCTCCTGCCGGTACATTAAAAGCAATAGTAGTGTCAGTCGATCCAAGCAAGATATCTTTCAAAGCCCACGATTCGTTGTCTCTTAGAACTTTAATTTTGTCAGCCTTTGCTCGTTTCTTACGTGCTTCTTCTAACACTTCATAAACAAGTTTCATTAAATAAATTCTCCTACACATTCAATCAATAATTTACATCGTTTTTGAACTAGATAAGGAAACACTTTAGGCCTATTGCCCCATGGATCCTGCTGTTCAAAATTATTTATAATACTTTCTTTTACAGACTCTGGACAATTTGTCAGATCTATAAGTTGCTGATTCCTCTGATAATTGCGGTATATTTCATCACCAAGAGCGCGTGGATCATCCAGTAATGCCGCTTTCTTTTTGGCGGATAATATACCTTGTCTTCTGCCGTCTACAAAAACATTATCATCAGATAATACATTTGGTATACCATCACCCGCATCACCTTTGAGAATATGCTCAGCAAGATACGTACGAGGATTAGGTTCTACTACAAGTTTTTTTGTCATAGGTGAAAACTGCTTGACATTCTTATGTACTTGTAATTGTTTGAAGTCACCATCTGCTGAGACAATCATAACAGGTTCGTATTTACCGAACTCTTGTGTCTCGAGTGCTAACTGTGCAATCACATCATCAGCTTCACATCCATTTTCGTGCATAACTTTATAAGGAAAGTTATCTTGTATCTCTTCACGTACCATATTAATAATACGAAATACTTCATTCCAATCAGTACTAGATTCTTGACGTTTCTTTTTACGCAAAGCTTTGTATTGTGGAAAAACCTTTTTACGCCAATTGTCTGTACCATCAGCTATAATAACCATTTCACCATATTCTTTGTGAAATCTTTTCCGATACATACGAATTGAATTAAGTATCATATGGCGGATCAGACCTTCGTCTGCCGCCAATCTTTGTACAGCTACATTGCCTATAGCAATAGCATTATAATCTAATAGTATCATCTACCATTCCTTAAAGTCCTGTTCGACATTCTGATTGTAAGAAAATCCTGCATGATATGCATCTATTTCTTCTTCACTCATTTGTGCTTCGTTAACACGATCTGAAGTACCAGTATTACCAACATAAAAATGAGGGTCTCTACCGCTACGATAGTAACTATCAGCCATTCCACGATCGAATGGACCACCGTGGCGCCGATCTCTCGAACCAATGTTAGTGTCGTAGAGTTTTCCACCATAATAATATGTTCCTTCTATAGGGGGATGGACTGTGATAAATCCATCATCTTCAATAACTGGTGACATTACGCGACCTCCTTGTTTGCCCATGCTTCTTCTATTTTTTTCGTCGAGACCATAGAATATTTTAGATTTCCATCTACGTCTCGTTCAGTCCAGAGGTTCGAATGCTTTGCATCCGCCTCGAAAGGACAATTGAAAACTTCTTGGTAAAAACCACCACGAGCATTTGTTGCTCTAACTCTCCATACACCCATAATTATATCTCCACTCTTTCAACACCGTATGAACGAGTTTCTCCATCTTTAAGAAACTCAACTAAAGTCATTGTGTACTTGAATTCAAATCCCATCATAGCACACTCATAAACTTCACCTTGCTCGCTATGTGACCAAGCATTGTCACTGTGCACGATGAAGTGATCACCCATCATAGAAGAACGTAAACCATAAAGCTCACCGTCAATTTCATGTAAAGGTGCAAGAACACGAACATTGTCGTTATTGTCAGGATTGTCATAGAACTTCTTGCTCCATGAACCCATGATGTTTTGTGTCCATCTGTAAGCATATTCACAAGCTTCTGACTCTGATTTAATTTCAGCAGGAATTGTAACTTCTGCAACTCGAACTGCTTCTGATTCTGTGTCAGCAGGGTGGGGCATATGGATTACTGTAACTTTCATGTTTTTCTCCTTCATGATATAATTATATACTACACTAATCCTTATCAAATGTACACAGTTAATTTGCGGTTTTGCGCATTTTTTTTATATTTTAGTAAATGTGTTACATTTTTGTCACACGTTCATTCCACTCCTTTTCAAAGCGTTCTCTACTATAAACCATTCTTTCATGGTTTCCCCATAGTCTTTTAAGATATGAATCTTTTATTTGTCTGACAGTTTCGTCAGAATAATTAGGATTTATTAAATGTCCTTTTACTGCGTAATGTAACTCATTCGCAAATTTCCTCTCTTCTTCGTCCATTGCTCGCTCCTAAATGTTTCGAGTGGACCTTCAGACCTATGAACTCATTATAATACATGGGATCAAATAGAACATCTCTATCAAATTGTTCTTTAGCTTCATAATAAGATAATTCACCCTTAGACTTGCATAACCGCAATACTCTTCGAATGAACCTGTCGCCTCCATGAGCTTCGACTAAATTCTTTACTTCATCATTACTGCCATAGTAATCTTTCCAGTCAGATTCTTTTATTTGTGTTCGCTTACGTTTCTTACCTTTAAGTGGTGGCAATTTACGTTTTGACCACAATAACTTTTTACCGATGTATTTCTTACCATTGGATTTATCTTCTAGCTCATAAACAAAACCGACCCACGACGAGAGTTCATCGTGAGTCGGCTCAAATTTTTTATTATTAAAATACCACATGGTTCTATTTATTCTTCGTCAAAGTACTCCTCATCGAGATCTATTGGAGCTCCACAAAGTGGGCAATGCTCTGGTATTTCATCTGAATTTAAAACTTCTACTACTGTTCGACCGTCACAGACGGGGCACTCAATGTCATGATTTCTTTTTGGCACTTTTTATGCCTCACACGCTGCACAGTTCATGATGTCACGAACTAGCTCCTGTGCGGGGTTAGCTGATCGCTGATAATAAAAAGTCTTCACACCTAGTTTCCATCCTTCGATGAGCAATGCGTTTACGTCTTTTGCTGATACATCTGGATGGATTAATATATTGAGAGACTGTGCTTGATCAATGTGTTTTTGGCGAGCAGCTGCCTGTTGTACAATAATTAGTGGTGATATTTCAGAGAATGTTTTAAATACATTCTTCTCATCTTCTGTTAGAAAGTCAAGATGCTGGACTGAACCACCACGCTTGAGAATAGAAACCCATGTTTCCTCATTGTCTTGTTCATACTTTGCAAGTACATCTTTGAGATATGGATTGCGATATGTGAATTTACCCTTAGCTAAATCTTTTGTAAAATAATTAGATGCAAGTGGTTCGATCGAAGGTGACACTTGACCTAGGATAAAAGATGACGATGTTGTGGGCGCAATGGCGGCGACCGTGAGGTTCCTCAGGCCATATCCTTTCATACCCTCGGGTTCGCCATACTTCTGTGCCATATCTTGAGATGCTTTAATAGATCGTTCTTTGATTGTCTTTGCAATCTCTGTATTCAACAACATTGCCTCAAATGATTCGAAAGCAATACCTTTTGATTGTAGATATGAATGCCAACCTAGTTGACCTAATCCGAGGGCACGCCAGCGTACGGCAAAGTTATGTGATGATTCCATAAACTGAATACCACGTGTCTTACGAATATATTCAGTCATAACGGCATCGAGAAATGTGATCATTGTCTCAACGGCATCAGTAAGTTTCCATTCATCATATGTCAATAGATTCATTGATGCAAGGTTACAAACAAATGATTCATCTTCGGCTGATGGCAATGCAATCTCGGAACAGAGATTCGATGCCCAAATCGTACGTTCTTTATCTTTAAGTACCTGAGGCTTATTGTTATTTACTGTATCTTTAAAAAACAAGTATGGATAACCAGACTCACGACGCTTACGTAAGACTCGTGCCCATATAGTTCGTTTGTCTGCATCTCCATCAATCATCGATTGCATCCACTCATCACTAATAGTAACTCCGAGTGATAGGTTCTGAATAGTTGAACCTTCTTCTCGTGTATCTAAAAACTCTAAAATGTCTGGTGATTCGATGTCTAGATATACAGCACAAGATCCTCGTCTCACATTACCCTGTGCAATAATATCTACTGTTGTTTCTAAGAGATTTGCAAAATGGACTGGACCGTCTGCCGTACCACCTGTATTGATTGCACTTCCACGTGAGCGGAGTGAACCAAGATACGCTGATGTACCAGCACCCATTTTTGTTTGCATACCAATCTCAGCAGTTTTGCCTAGGATCGATTCCATTCGATCTTCTACATAAACTCCATTACATGAGATAGGTAAACCCTTTGATGTACCAAAGTTAGACCACACAGGACTAGAAAGAGAATAGTATCCTCTTGCCATATAGTTATAAAATTTATCTGCGAAGTCATAATCGTTTAAAATATCAGCGGCTGCTTCTGCAATATCGCTAATACGTCTTTCGGCGGTCTTATCGCCATCGATGTACCCTCGGCTGAGAAAAGTGCGCGAGTCATCGTTAAGCCAAAAAAAGTCTTCCATAATATTTCCTTAAAATAAGTCGTCGGCTGATATACCTTGACCTTTTGCATATTCAACAGGACGCTTCTGAAAGAAGTCAGTCATGTTGGCACCATATAGTTCTTCATCAAACCAGAACGTTTTATCTATGTGTGCCTGATCATATACAATCTCACTATTGTCAAAGCCAATCTGATCTAGCGAATCCGCCATACGCTTGGCAATGAATGATTTCAAAATAGGTGCACTTAAACCATCAACCTCATAATCTCCCATGATCCAGTCAATTACTTTGCTTTCGGCTTTTAGTGATTCAATACACTCATGTTGAATGCGATCCTGAAGTTCTTGATCGAACAACTCAGGATATTCTTCACGTAATGTCTGAATCAGTTTGATGCCAACTTGAGCATGTAACATTTCTTCATTACGTGTATATTGTACTTGTTGAGCACAATCTTTCATGACAGCTTTATTGCGGTTCATATGCATGATGATATAAAACTGACTGAATAGACTTACGTTCTCAACGAACAATGTGAATAGAATAATAGAATAGACGTATTGCTTCTTGTCATCTTCGTAATGCTTCTCAAGATATTTACGTAGATAATCTACACGCCCGCGGATCACCTTTTCGTTTAGGTTCTCTTCGAATACATGTGTTAAATGCAATACTTCTAAAATCTTTTCGTATGCCAAGTTATGGATAACTTCTGAGTTAGCCATGGCATAACCAAGATCTTTAATTGATGGGTGAGGTAAATGTTTACCAACGTCTGCCCAAAAACTTTTCACCGCAATCTCAATCTGTCCAATAGCAGACATAGTCTTTACTATTACTTCTTGTTCTTGTTTAGTTAAGTCTGTTTTAAATTGAGAATAGTCTGAACGGAAATTAAATTCGTCGGGTGTCCAGAACCCTTTCCAGATTGCATCGATGAACTGCTTCGTCCACGGATAGAGATCTGGTTTGCGTGCGATCTGTTCTTGAAATAGCATGCGATACTCCATCTAAGCATAAGGAATTGCCCCCGCAAAATCGGCCGATTAAGCGGCATTCCAGGTTTTAATTGTTTTTGATTATGTGATATTATATATCAGATTGCAAATCTTGTAAACAGCTAAATCTAGCTGTTTTGAAAAAAAATATACATTATTTTGTAAAAAAAATTTTATTCTTTTTCTTCTTCTACCGGTTCAGGTTCGGTAGGAGTTACGGCTTCTTCGTAATATGCAATGATAGATTGTTGTTGCTTAATGTAACGACGTAGATCGCCAATGCCTATGGAAAGATTCTCATAACCTTTAGGTGTGATAGCAATAAATACTACGTTGCCGGTTTTCTCACGAACCTCGGCAAGTTTCTCTTCTAGGTTTTCTTCTGTAATGACAAACCAATCGACAGGTGGCATTTCAACTTTAGCAGGACGTTCTTGAACCGGTATGGTCTTCTCAACGTACTCAGTCGTTACCACTACCTCCGGCTCCACTGTCCTCCCCAGACACCCCGCCAGTAGTATCGGGCTCATCAGAAGGACGGGTAGTTTCATTTTCGATACGATCGATGAGCCTACCAACTGCTCTGTCAATTCTATCTTCGAGTCCTTGTGCATCTGTTAATGCCTCCATAGTCAAATCAATTTTAGCAAAGACACCACGTAATTTGTTCAAATGTTCATTTGATGCTTGTAGTCTCTTTGATAAATCTCTGTTAAGTTTTTCGTTCTTCTCAGCATCAGCCTTCATAGTGTTTACAGTATTCTGTAATGTCTCAGCAGCTGATTTTAGCTTTACATTGTTTTCTCTCAATGTATTCATAGTTTCTTGTGACCATAGGTAATAGCTATAACCACCATAGCCTACGCCACCGAGTAAAGAAACAAGTATAAAAAATAAATAAATCTTAGCCATTTTGTTGATGTATATAGTCTCTAAAACGTTTTAGTAAGACTGTCCTTTTCTTTGATCGTCTATCAGTTACGTTAATAGGTTTGAAAGCTTTACGAGCATGTGGTGCTAAGTCTACTCCACCGTGCGCTACTGAATTAGTAGGTGCATCTTCTTCCATTTCTTTTTTCTTCTTCATTTCGATATCTCCGAAACAGTAAAGTATATTTTTCTTTGAGTACGCTGATGTACACCTTCATAGATATCCAGTCCGGCAACATCTCCTACTGGAAAGCAATCATCTAAAATACGAATCTTATCTTTTCTTTTTACAAGCATTTCATGAGATTCGTTTAGCATTTTATCATTTAACACATGATAAACGCCTGGTGATATTTGTTTTTCGTCTAGCATAAACCACTGAGAATTTTCGTTGATTAGGTCCAATGGATCGATACCTGATTCTTCGAGAGCTCTCTCAGGGTTTACGCCATACTTTTCTTTTAATAAGAACAGAGCGGAAGCGAAGGAACCGACTTTACCGCCTGGTATTAATTTTTTTATATTATAAACTAGTCTATGGAATAATGTATACGCACCTTTTTCTGCTGATGTTTCGGGACTTCTTAATTTTTTACCCTTAGCATCGATAAGACCCATCTTAAACGCCTTGGTCTTATCAAACGAAGTCGTTAAAAGTTTTAAAAATCTAATCGTATATACCAGATCTCCGGCACGTGTCAATATGGGCATCAGATTTTCCTTAACGCTTCGATTGCATTCTTATCCATTTTAATATCTACCATCTGAGTATCCGTTATATGTCTAAGGAATACTAAGAATGGTTTTATTACTTCTAGTTGTTCTTTATTCATCTTAAATAATAAAATATTCAAGGCTGCTTCGATACCAAATACGTTGAAGATAACTATAACATGATTTAGTATCAAGCGATCAGATAATTGACCTGTTTCTAAGTATCGGTTAACTAACCGCTTGATGTATTTAAACCTGTTAAGGTCCTCGTTAAACTCTTCAGCATCTATTCCTAATGGACTATAATAATTCTTGGCCGCATATAGGAACAAGTTCGCATCATTTAATTCAATTTTCATTTTCTACGTCTTTTTCAATATACCTTTCATTGTATTTATTAACGTAGTTTTTGTTTTACGGCGGTCTAGTTCTACACCATTTTCTCGACCAAGTTCTTCTAGTTCCACTTTAGTCATGCTTTCTAGATCGCCTTCGTTTAATGTTTCAAGTGTTGGGGCTGGAGCCGGATCGGCTTCGGTCAACGTTTGTTCACCTTGCGCTGCTGTCCACTCATCGATTTCTTCTTGAGTAAAATCCCAACGCACCATAATCCGACCATCTTCCCGCATCCACCCTCGTAGCGTGGGTACGCAATCTGCTGGTCCTGATATCATTATTTGTCCTCTACTTTTTTCATAGTTTCGGCTTTAGCAGCCTTTTTATTTACTTCGTCTTTTGCCTGATTAGGCACAGTTCTCATAAGATCTTGTTGATTCTTAGCAACAACCTTTGCAGCATCAACTGCATCATCAGGTACTTGATTACCTTCATGATCTTTAATCCATTGAGCAGCGGCTGCAGAAATATGATCTTGACTTTGATTTACCGTATCAGCTGTATCGTCTTTTAATTTCTTATCTGCAGGAATCATTTGCTCAGGTGGAACGGCATTCTGATTAACCACATTCTTTTCCATGATTCGCTGATAGATCGGCCATTTAGTTTCTTCATTTTTATGCATCATTTCACGTGTACACTTCTTGACCTCAGAAACACTGCAACCATATTTCTCAGCAGCCATTTCATACGAACACTTTGAGTCATTCATATACATCTTAGCAGCTTTAATAATATGAGCACCGTATCCTTCTTGAGCCATATTACTATCTGAGCTCATAGCTTTTTCACCTTTTTCCTTTTTCTTCTTAGGATTCATAACCACTTCTTCATCTTCATTTTGGGATTTTTTCTCTTTCATGTGATAGCCTTTGTTATCACAATGATCACATCCCTCACCTTTACATTTTGGACATTCAACCTTATCATGGCTGTCTTCGTCCATCTTTTTCTTTTTGCGCATCATAGCGAAATCAGTTCCGTCGATGTCACCATCTCCGTCTTTGTCTAATTTCTTCTGACCACCTTTTAATTTTTCTTGGACTTGCTGGTAAGCCTGCCCAATGCTTTCGATATATTTTTTATTTTCCATTGGTTCCTTCCTTTTACATCCATATTTGGGCGGCTATGGCGCCGGCGGCTGCCACTATGGCAATCCAGAATAATTTATTTATAACACGAATTGTGTGAGCGTTATCACCAACCGTTTTTTCTATTGCATCTAACTTTTCTGAAAACTTATTCATACGTTCCCATGAGTTAGTACGATACTCATTATAAGTATCCATCTTCTCTTCAAACCTGGCAATAGCAACAAGTGCTTCACCTAGTTTATCTAATTTTTGTTCTATGCGATCAAGTCGCTTACCAGTTGCTTCGGCCATTAGCACTTCCACCTTCTTCGTGCAGCTTTACCTCTTTCACCTGTCCAACCCCGTGATCTAGCACAGAAAGACTTACGTCTCTTTGCATCCTTACTACCGCGTTTTACTTTACCGGTTACTGCTGTTTGTAATTTACTTCCAGGGTTTTTTGCACGGAAAGCTGCGACTCCCTTTTTAGTCATACCAGCGCCGTCTTTAGTCGATAGAAAGTTACCACTCTTTTTAGAAGTGCTAATAGGATTTGAGTCTCTATCTTCTTTACGAATTAGTTTATTATCATTTCTTGAAATGCGATGTAACTGAGCTGTACCTTTCTTAGATCGAACTATATGTACAGGCTTCTTTTCTTTATCTTCGTTCTTCTTATCAAGTTTCTTACGAAGATCTTTTAAACTCATCTTCAATTTATCTTTATCTACACCAACGTTCTTATTAATACCAGTCTTTGTAATATTCTTCATGCTTAATGAAAGTTCATCAAGATCACCTTCTTTGATACCAACTTTTTTCATAAGCATCCCCATTGCTTTTTCCATATCTTTATTATCAAGCTTTTTATCAAGCTTGGCTACTTCTTTATCGAGAGCGGCTATTTGATCTGGATTCAGTGACTTTGGCATATTATTTCTTCTTATCGTAACCGTGGAATTTACGGAACTGACGAACACCTTTTCTATCTGACATTGCCATACCCGCTGCTCTTTTACGAAGAGTATTCTTTTCTTTATCTATGTCATCACCCTTACCACGTACAATCTTAGCTGTAGCAGAGTTACGAGCTCTATCCATTGAGTACTTAGCTTTTTGACGATAGCTCATATGATCCTTATCTTTATCAAGAACTTCGTTTTTCTCAGGTGGTTTCTTTTTAAATGTATCTAAACCTTTACCAGCCATACGATCAGGCTTACTAGACTGAGATGTCGCAATACGTTTCATTGCTCCTTCATTCTTCATATCATCTTTAGATGGTATTCTGAATGGTGCTTTCTTCAGAGTAACGGCTTTCTTACCTTTTTCAGATGATTGTGCAGACTTTGCAAGTTTCTTCATCAAAGCAGCGTTTTGATTTTCATTCTTAGGTACACAATTAGGTACCATCTTGCCACCTTTTTTCTTCATTCCAACCTGCTTATGAGTATCCCAACATGCTTCGTTAGGACCTGGATTAGTAGACTTCTTAGCAACTGCTTTATCTCTTTTAAGCATCTTTGCAATTTTTGCCAGCTTTTCTTTATCATTATCTTTCATTTTAAAGTCTTTAGGCGTAATGATAGTACCTTCTTTATTCATCTTCTTTACCTCGTCTGCTTTAGCTGTAGCGGCACCATGTCGGTACTTAATTTGGTGGGGCATTTTATTATGTGGCTTTACGTTTACACGACCATCTTTATGTACGTGTATTACTTTATGAGCATCACCTTTATGTGGTCCTCGTGTAACTGTAACAGTATCCCCTACCTTATGTGCCATTTTTTATCCCTTTACCTTTGCCGCAAGGTCTTTATCTGCTCCGCCCCACGTTCCTGATGATTTTGTTGTGAATGAATTAACTCTAGCCATAGCCCACTGTTGTGGAGTAGTGCCCGGTCTGTGACCTGTTTTCCATGCAGCCATACCTCTATTGTATACCTGCTTTAGTACACTCAATGGCATGCCTGTTTTCTTAGCTTTATTCTTCAAGCCTTCGTTTTCAGTGATGTACTGGCTAAACTTAATCATTTTTGCCCTTACGCTTATTGTCTGGATGACCTCTACCGCCATCTGCTTTGTTTGCCCATACTGCTTTACGCTGTGCAGCTGATACATAACCTTCTTCTTTTTCTTTTTCGGCTTCTTTTTCAGCTTTAGATTTGCCAAATTTATCTTTCATGGGAGTCATTGAGCGTGCAATCTCTTGAAGATTCTCCCGTAACTCGAAATAACTTTTCATTAGTCGTCTCCAAACATTTGTTTAAATTTCTTAGTATGTTTACTAGGTTTAGTTTTTGCACCAGCGTCACCAGGAGCTGGCTTATATGATTTAGGATCTCCGTCTGGCATCTTAGCTTGACGCTTGAATTGTGCATCACGCTTTACCTTTGTAGACTTTTTCAATCCCTTATGATATGCAGCCGGCTGAGAACCGTCACGATCTTTAATTTCTGGATCCTGAGATTCTTTAGGTGCAAATTTCTTTTTTATATCTTTCACTGATGCATCGGTACCATAATCGTAAACCTTCTCAACAGCATTTAACCATTGGCGAGTCTTGTTGCCATTTGCTTCAACGATCACATAGTTGGTACCACAAACTGTAATGGTACCAACTTCATTCGTCTCTTTTATAATGACCTCATCACCCTCACTAAATAGTTGTCCCTCTACATAAGCTTCACGCTCTGGAGAGACTGAGTCAAATTGTATCATATTTTTAAATTCTTTTGTTTCTTTGAGTCCGAGTCCTTTTCGAACATCATTAAATAATTTCTTAGCATCGTTATTAGACATTGCATTAGGTAAACCTTGTGCAAATTTAGAGAAATCATTGTCAGTTGCATACTTACGCTGCTTAGTGCCTGATGCACCTTCAGCTCCTTCAGCATCTGGATCTCTTTGACCAGCCGATACTATCTTAATTCCGTCTTTAAAGTTATAAAATCCATGCCGGCCTTTCTTGCCGTTATACATGTTTAACCTTTTACTATATTCGTTCACACGATCAGAACCAGCAACCATTACTACGCTGTTAAATCCTTCATCGTATAATGCAGATAGTGCTGCAAAAGGTGTTTTAGCTTTCTTGTTCATCATTACCTGACGAGCATGCTTAGGAAACATCTTGCGCACATACTTAATTTTTGAATTGTATGGGATTGGATTTTTCTTATCATTTGATAGTGATAAGAATACACGGTATGGATTGCGTCCTGATGCAGACGCAAGTTTATCTAATAACTTACCATGACCTATAGTGGGAGGATTCATTCTACCGAAGGTAAAATAAACTGTTTTTTCCTCCTCAACCAGAAATTGAGAAAAACTATTAATAGGCATTTACTTACCGCGTTTCCTTTGTAACTCTTGTTTACGCTTGTCTTTTCGCATACGTTTACCTAAATTTGCAATACGACCTGCAATTTTATCTAAACGTTTTTCAAGCGCTCCTTTTTGAGCTGCGGATAACTCGGACTTTGCTCTGCCTTTAGATATCTTTTTACCTACATCTTTACGTGCTTGTCTCTGAGCACGACGATCTAGGCGTTTCTTATCGGCGATTTTGAACTTCAATCGCTTCTTGCCAATAGCAAGCTTAGCTTTGTTCTTCTTCATCATGACTTTTGCCCTACGTCTCTGCGCAGGAGTCCATGCTCGCTCATCTAATTCATCGTAGTTCTCTACGAATTCTCTGAATTTTAACATTTAGTTCCGTCCCGGTTTATCCCATCCCTTTAATATATTGGGTGAAAAGTTGTTGTATGAAAATTCCATACGGTCAACGAGTTTCACTGCATCACCACCAAGTTTATCAATAGCAACAAAGCCTTCGGCACCTGTTACTTTGAATCCATTCTTTGTCTTCACAAAAGATTTAACTTTCTGTAATGTATTAAGCTTATTTATAAGTTTTAATTTCGCTACTACAATTAATTTTTGCAGTTCGAACATTTTTATTAGATTTGCCTTGTTTTGTGGCGAAAAGAACGACAGCATCTGCTGCTTAGCATCTCTTTGAGACTGCTTGCCCTTCTCTGATTTGCGTTTAGCTTCTTCTTTACCATACTTGAGGCCAATCCATTTGATCAGCATGTCAGTATGACGTCTTGTATTTTGTACTACCTGTCCTTTACGAACATATTTATTGTTAAATTGTTCTATCATCTGTGCAAGTTTTTGGTTGCCCTGCAGTTCTCGCAGTGTCGAACCTGCAATCTGATTGAATAATTTACCAGCTTGTGACAATGATTTGTTTACATCGTCAGTTTCTTTCTTAGTCATCAAAAGATTGGTATGATCTCGCAACATTGCGTCTTGAGACCATACCGCTTTTGACTTTTTCATTCCTCTAACGTTGACACCGTAACTGGCTCTGAGGGAATCGAAACTATTTCCACTATATGACGTGTGCCAGACGATCCCAATGGTAGCGCGTGTGATATCACGAGCAGCATCGTTATCAGCAGGAACAGCATAAACAATGGTGTTTGGATGAAACGTGACATATTTATTTCCTTTTATGGTTTCTTTCTTTACATCACCAGGGCCAAACAAGAAGTCGCCTTGAACAATCCCTTTAATTCCAAGTTTGGGCAATTCACGTAAAGCAGACTTAAGCTTAATAGCAAGGTCGCCACTAGTATCACTATCAACATCAGCAGCGGTCTTATAAATTTTGGGGTTCTTATTGAAGATCCCTTTTTTCGCAACGAAGAATACTCCGTCCGAAGGATCAGTACCAGCAAAAATAGCAGGGGCACCATCCCACTTAACAGATACGTTACCATCTTGCTCACCTTTCAACATATCGCGTAAAGATCGTAATGCATTAATTGCTTGTCGAGTACCCTCAACTCCACCATAGAGAATCTTATCCTCTATGTGTGTCATGTGAGTATTCTTTTGCTCGGTTAATGTTTCTTTAAACGATATCATCTTATTTCCCTGAATGTCGTACCGGTATATTATACCACGTTCTGTATTAATTGTACACCTTAATGATTATCCCAATAAGATTTACTTATCTCACCACGGTTTGCATCATTTGCATCACCTGTTTTACGCACTTGTACATAAACAGACGTTGCGCCTATTGTACGAACACCATTAGATGATAATGCCCATAGTTTTCTTTGCTGTGGTAAACCTGCACCAGGATCTGCTGGTGCATTCTGATATTCCCATCCACTCAGATTAGGTATAGCTACCCATGCCATTAGTCTGGTTCTCCCATTAATATGTCATATTCATTCTGATCTACAACACCTTCGCGCAATAGCTTTTCACGATTTGCCATATGCTTCATTTGAATCTCTTCTTTTGATCCACCGAAGTAAGCCACTGCATGGCCTTCTTCAATCATAATACTTGTTAAGCGTCTTATTTCATATGAATTGTCTTTGTTTTTATATTCTATATCGAAATCGCCAAGGATACGGCCGAACTTGCCTTTCATATCCTCACCTTTTTTATTTTCTTCTGTAATAAGCTTTACATGTTCGCTTTTAAATAGTTCTTTGACTCTTGCCTTTGCAGCTTCGCCAAATAGATCTTCTATTTTATCTCTTGTTCGTGACTCGGGTGTGTCAATACCCATGATACGCACTCTTTCATCATGTAACCATATACCAAATCCTAAATCAATATCAACATCTACCGTATCACCGTCAACGACCTTAATTAATTTTACGTCGTATTTGTTTTCGGTTGTCATTTTTCCTACCTGTATTTAAAATCACACATGAGTCGAGAAGGATAACCATCTTTACCTTGTGTATCTCTGAGATTTAATTTAAAAATATATGTCGGAGATGCCATCTCAATGTCGATACGTTTACCTTTACCGCCTTTACCACCATAATAAATCTTTGGTGCCCCAACTTGAGCAGCCTTCTTCATAGCTGCTTTACTCATTTCTTTTGATAGTATCCTACCAGTTAGTTTGTGTATAATATGATAATTAAAACCAATACCAGACTGCAATAAGTGTTGCAGTGCTCTGCGATCGTAACGTGGTCTATTGTCTACTGAACCTTTATGTTCGCCATTAAAGACTTCACAAAATTTCATTTCATCAATACCAAACATTTTTAATAATTTTTTACCATCACGATTTCTAATATTAGAATTTTGAATATCATTTTTAGTTAATATTGTTTTTACGCCTACATTAAAGAATGTAGTTGTTCCACCAAGCTTAAGTGAAAGAAATACTTTTTTCTTACCTGGTTCTAAGTTTAATGTAATATCTGTAACAGATGCGCCTACATCAAATCCACTACCTTTTGGATTAGTCAATTGTATTCTAGGCGAAAAAACTAATGGTCTACGTGTATTTTCTCCACCTACTACATCTACTGTCAAATCTTTATAGTTTGATATATCGTACGTGTCATTTAAATGCTTAATAGCATTTAACATATTTTTATCATTTACATCTTCACCTGACCACCATGCTCGCATTGCATCAGCAAATTGTGGTTCAAATAAATTACCTCGGTTATTTGCACCACGATTACCTGACGATCCATTACCAAATTTCATTTTAAGTGTAGATACACCAGCTTTTGATTTAATTTCAGTAATAGACATATCATCTTGTATTGTTCTAGATATGTTTACATCTCTAGGTTTCTTTAAATCAAAGTTTATAGGTGTCTTATCACGTCTTTTTAATAGTGATAATAGATTCTTTGCATCGCTAATTGCTTCGGCAGAAAATCCTGCTTTTGACAATGTAGTTTCGATTTCAGGTAAATCTTTAGGAAAAAAGGTATATGCCATCTTACTCTCAATGTTTTACTCTATTTATATATTTTTTTTGGTCAGGGTGGTAGGATTCGAACCTACGATCTCTCGGATCCAAACCGAGCACTTTACCAGACTAAGCTACACCCTGTCATAAAAAAAAGGCGGCACAAGGCCGCCGAGTTTGGGAGGGAGGAAAAATCCGTCTCAGCGACGGTAGATGTACGCATCTACCTTTGATGCATACTTAAGCGGGAGTTCATTACGATATTTGTAAACGCCTTGACGATGTCCTCGTCCATGAGCTTTAACATAATATCGATAATCATATCCCATATTCTTTAAATCTTTATTTAGGTTTGAAACCATACGACGAATGGATTCAAGCTCAGTTTGATCTTGATCATCCATTCCGAATGTACCTACGTACGAATCGCTACGTAGTTTTGTTTTATCATAATACATTATTCATACTCCCATTCTTTAAATGTAACGATGTTACAGATTTCCTTGACAACAGTTCTGCCAAGTTCCGTGAATAAAAATCCACGATTGTAAACCCAATGCTCGACGCATTGCTCATGAGAAAACTCATCTTGCTGAGTCATCCAACGAAGAGCATCTTCACGTGTCTTTGCACCTAGAAGATGATAGTACTCAACTTCTTTGTTGAAGTCAGCAATAGCTTTCTTCTCAGCCGCAGCTTCTGCAGCCATGACTTCATCACAAGCCTTAGAGATGCGGTCAGCTTCTCTTTCGAGTTCAGCCATTGACATTGAATCAAAGTCATAATGACGACCTTTGACACCGAACGCAGTCTTGTGTGCGTCGTAAATAAAGTCACATAAATCTTGTCTATTCATTTTTTCCATAATATTCCCTCATTTGATAAGTATATACTAACATAAAAAGGGGTGCTTGTACACCCCTTTTTTCACTTTTTTTACATTTTATTAAAAGTGTTACATATTTGATACAGCTTCTTGAGTTGTCTCAAGCTCTGGATCTGCTACTAAACCATAATCTGCTAAAGGACCATCAGGACCTGCAATATCATCTGATACGAAAAATTCAATATATTCTTTCATACCTGGAACAGATTCTATATGAGCATGCTTTACATAGAATTGTAATGGACGAGAAACTGGATATTCACCAGTTGCAATCGATTCTGTAGTTGGATATACGCCATTAATATTTGCAGCATATAATTTATCAGTGTTATTTACTAGGAAACTTAATCCAAATACACCAACGCCTTCAACATTAGCATCTAAGCTTGCTAGTGTTTCAGTATAATCTCCATCGATATCTACTGATGCACCGTCTGTTCGTACTTTATAACAACCTTTTTTACCTAATGTTTCATATTCGCCAGCTGCTTTACAACCAACTCCCATTACTTTCTTTTCAAATACTTCACGTGTACCGTGTTTAGTACCTGGAATGAATGCTTTGATTTTTACATCTGGTAGAGAAGGATCTACATCAGACCATGTTTTTGCAGTTGAACCTTTCTTTAACGCTTGAAAGATTTGTAGTGGTGTT